TGGAGGCTAAGATATTAGGCTGGTACTCGAAACATAAAGATCAGGATTTCGCGGATTACTTCGGCATAGTTACATCAAAAGGAGGATAATGAGAGAATATGAAATATGGGTAGGGTACTACCAACTGGGACAAGGGCATCATGGTTCAACCGAACCTAAATTGTGCGGTAAAGAAAAAGCAATTAATTTTAAGATGGCGTGCTTTAAGCATGAATTGAAGTCTACTTTGGCTAGTGTTGAGAGACAGGAATTAAATAAACGGGTGGATTCACAATCCCCACAGTGGTGGTATGACCCGCACTCTAATAGTAATAGTTGGTTAGGGAAGTACTACGAGACTAAAGAAGAGGCTCAGGAATCATTCAAAAGAGGATAATAACACAACAACATGGGAAAAGATAAGATAACATCAGAAGAATTTGGAGGTAGTTTTTTTAAATCGTGTACTGATCCATTCGATGACATGTTAAAATGTTTGCAGAAGATGTTTGAGAAAGGTGAGATTACTAAAGAAGACTTATTGAAAAAGGTAGACGAACTGGCCGCAGGGTTGGAGAAAAAAATAAAAAAAGAAGAATAATATGACCTATTTATTTTTAGCCGCTATCGCGGCATTTGTATTTACGATACTAGCTGCATTAGCTAGAAATTATAACGATAAGAAATAATGAGTAATTATATAGAGTTTTTAAAGAAGTATGAGAAGAAGCTGAAGAATGATAAGGAAATAGCAGGTAGGACACGAGAGAAAGATTGGATGTGCGATTTCACTGAAAGGATCACATTCTATGTGTCCGTTGATTCTCACATACCTAGTGCAACTTTAGACTATCGTAGGTCTGATAAGAAGCTATTTGCATTAGATGCTGAAGATCTAGAGTACTTTAGTAGGAAGTATGGATATAAGGCATGTGAAGAGAAGAAAAGGAAGATTGAAGAAATAAACAAGGAGTATGAAAAATACTGTGGCGCAGATTAACAGAAACAGACTCCGTTTTAAATAGAAATTTTATTATTTGATATAATAGGACGTTTGAGAAACGTTCCGTATAATTGTGAATTATGAATGCTAGAATTAGAAGAAAACCTTATATTATAAGAAAGGTTGCCGGATTATGGAGAAGATTTTTACGTAGAAAATCAAATTAATTCTGATATATTAGGAATTTGGAGTTATTTGTATTATAATATATATGTCTAAATGAAGTTAGACTCTGTGGCCAAGTGGCTTAGTACCCGAAAGGGGAGGTTCCCTGCAAGATTCCCACAGATGCACTTTTAGATACGAGAAACATAGAGTACGTCCGGGGGCACACAAGCCTGAGATGAATACCCGGCAAGAGCACCTTAAGGTCCGCCGTACGAAGATCTCGACAATTAGACCAGACTGGTAAACGGATAAAGCGACATTGAATCGTTAGGGGGAACCCTTTTCTAATACAGACTAAATAATTAACTTAATTAATTAGAATATTTAAATATCGCCGGGGCGAACTATATGACAATAGAAGTGAGTAAAATTTGGGACATGTTCCCAGAGGATATCGAGTATCCGTCAGATGAAGTTCTGAGGAAGGGACTACAAAAGGGAATACTTTACTCTTATGTTAGTGACTCATATATACAGGGGTTGATGAACTATCTAGGTAAGTGCATATATGCTGTACACATAGAGAGATACAACAAGGAGAAGCCTTCTAAAATAGAAGGTAATCCAGTACACTTCTCTACCAGAAGTTTGGATGACGATTCTTTGTACGTATTCCAAGATGGGGAAGAACAGTTCCTGGTGTATTATGATTGGGACGTATCTGACTGTATGATTGGGCAATTTGTCGGAACTATACCTAAGAAGTTGGTAAAGACTTTAGTGCGGAATTGGCTGGACGAAAAACCTTTTAAAGGTTATGGTGGCAAAGGTAGGTACACGGAATTAGATGTAAGTAAAATAAAAGGATGATTATCATAAAAACAGTAAATTATGGATTGTAGTATTATATGTGCCTATTGTGATGTAAGAAGAAACTTCAAAAAGTATAATGGATATAATAAGTAAATTGCCTAAGGTTACTGAGAGTTTCGAGGCTTTCCTCAAGGATGTCAAGTTGATTGGACCTAATGGGTTACCTATAGAAAGGCGAGGATTCTTCAGTGTCGGCAATGGTTGGTTACCACTGATGGTGGAGCTTATCATGAAGATGATTGACGCTGGATGGAATAAACGAACCTTACAGGTCAAGGAGAAATTCGGAGGACTGCGATTCTATATTGGATTAGGTAATGATCGCATATGGGAACTACTAGAGGAATACGAGGATAAAAGCTTTGAGACTTGTGAAAGTTGCGGAGCTCCTGGAAAAGTAGTGCAGAGATATGGGTGGTTAGCTACTATGTGTAATGAATGTAGCGATCATCTTGGATACAAAGAATAGAGTGTCCGACATGTGAAAGTACGATAAGGGTTGGAGTCCCACCCACGATATTTAGATTATGTGGTAATTGCAAAAAGAAGCATGAAGATAACTTTGATGAATCCGCGACAAATGGTTGTCTGCGGGAGTTGTAATAAGATAATGGTACAGGGCAACGATCAACCAGCACCGCTAGTTGGTAAGTGCCTATCATGCCAATTAAAGGATAAATAATGGCAGAATTGGGTGAAAAGATAGCGAGTTTGGAGAATTTCGTACTAAGTACTGATACTTTCTTTGATGAGACGCTACAGAAACAAACTACTATGGCTTTGATCACACACGTAGATTTTGGTACGGTGATCGAGCGTCAAGTTTTACATAGTCCGGATAACTTCTCTCCGGTGTATCAGCTTATTCTAATGGCTGTACAAGATCTAATAAATACTACTCTGGAAGGTAAACCCAAGACTCACAGGAAGGAAGATGGTAAGGTAGAGGTATCACCTGCATGGGGTAAGAAGTTCGGTAGGTGGTATATATTAGGAGAAGATGGTAAGACGAAAATCTGGGAAAGACGAGACTAATATGGATATTGGAATAGGAATTTACGCGTACTTCCAGCCTGTAGCGGTTGAGGACATTGACGAGAAAGATGCAGTCTATTATTACCATGAGGAAAGTGATCAGGCTTATGAGGTAACTGAGGATGAGATTACTCCTGGGATATCTTATTATAGATTAGTGGTAGGAAATGTTATTCCGGAGGATGCTGAGAAATGGGCTGCTACAACTAAGTATATTTGGAGACGACTTACGACGACTGAAAAAGAACAACTAGATGAGCAAAAAAACAGTGTTTACACAGACGTGTTACTGCGAGAGATGCGATAAATTTATGTGGTCTGCGGCATCTACATATGATGAGATTGTATATAGTGTTTGCAATGACTGCGATAAGAAATCGACTGGAATAATGATTGCAACGTAATGAGAATATTATTCACTGATAATCATAACGGACATTGTTATAAGAATCCTGAAGCCACTCTAGTGAGGGTGATAGCTCCAATGAGTAAGAAGCAGCTGAAGGAAAGTTTTAAGGAGATTGAAAACAAGCAACCTGGAGTAAGCCATATTGGAGGTTCATGACTATATATACTAAGGCACAGTGGTGTTAAGTACAATGTACTTAGGAGAGCTTGGGAAGAGGACTTCAAAAAGAAGGACTGAGATATGAAATATGAACTAATAACCGGCAATTATTAGGAACTTTGAGATAAATGTTGTATATTTGTAATAACATGGAGCGAGAAGTATACCAGAGATTAGCTGGGTTAATAATATTAGGCGGCAGCACAATTATAGCATTGTGAATAACCGCACTAGAACTAGCCGTAAGATTTTAGTTGGGGCTCCCAGCACACAGCCGCAGAAGGTCATCTTTGAGAGTGGTGAATGTTAGGAGAGAGGAAAAAGAAGAAAACTCAACTTGGTGAATATTGGCAATGGTAATAATGGGACTTGTGTTGGCAGCACGAGGCTGGACTTCTAACCCCGAATATGATAGCTCAATAGCCATAAATTCAAAGAGACTTGCGAAGATTGAAAAGAAGGAGGAGGAGACGAAGAACTCAGAACAGTATGTACTCTTGGCCGTACGCGACGGAAGCTATCCTTGCTACAATTGTCCCACCGGTACAATTAATCTCATCGAAGGAGATGTCTTTAAGTATGGGTGAACAACTAAAGGTAAGGCTAGGTACTCTTGATCAACCCTCGCGCAAGCGGGACTGGTTTATCTCCCGCAGCACAGAGGTACGGCTCAGGAATGTATGGTCCTAGAAATGAAGCGGATAATATTTTATCCTGCGGAGATTAGGTCTAAAGCAGTATTCGAACGGAATAATATAGTGCTACTGAGACCGCCAGGAAATAAACGAGACATATAATGAGGAAGCTGAAGATGGTAACCCACTATGAGCTGAATGAAATTATGGATAAGCTCATAGGAACTACAGTAGAATTCCACATAACCGGCACAGATTTTTTTACGTCAGGTATGGTAGATGTATCTACAAATGGAAATGTGGTATGAGTACATAATACTGACAGGTTTAGATACTACTATGATTTAGAGAGTTTATTAACACATGATACTTGGTATCAAGTAAAAGAAGAAGAGGATGATTTTAGCGATAACAGAAATAGCGCTGCGTAATTATATGCTCTGGGGAAGTGCAGGTTTGATTACGCTTATAACTGGAGGATTAATGTACATTGGGTACAAGCAGGCTGATGACAACAGGGATATAGCGGACAAGATTTCAGACAGCGATTACGACAAAATGGAAGACGAGTATGGTAAATACGGTATGTAGTCACACAATTGAAGTTACTAATTGCACTGTGAAGTGCGGTAGTTGTAACAAGGTAATCAGAGCAGGTGATCTCAATTGTACTGATTGGACCACGTGCTTCTGTTGTAAGAGTAGGATAAAAAGAGGTATGCGATAATGGCGGACGTAATAATAGATAAGCAGGACGGTTATTTAACTGTAACGGTCAACGGCAAGGAAGTTGATTGGGAAGACAAAGCGAACGCATATATGCTTGTATGCGGGGAATGGCCGAATGAATTAGAGGATGCGGACGAAAGCAAGTTTCCAATAAAGCATACGATAGAAGTGGATGCAGAAGATGAGGATGATAGTTAGTACGTTGATGCCATCGGGACTAATGGATCAGTTCCCTTATCATGAGGTATTCGACAAGATGAACAAGTGGTTAAGATTAATTCCAGAGGCTAGGAAAATAAAGAGCCTCGATAAGTTGATGGTTACCTTTGTAGGACCAATGCAGGAGTCCTCTGTTAGAGTAGATGAAGAGAACAAGAGGGCTAGTATTTCGGTTGTATGGGAACCTGGAGACGATGTGTTTAGGTCGTTAATATACGGTTTAGCACAGCTTGGAAAAGAATTTCAACCACTCATTAGGAGAATTGAGAAAAGATTCTTAACTTTGTAATATGAAAGAAGCGAGGATAGTAATAGCAGGTTCAAGAACATTTAAAAACTATGATCTCTTAAAGCAGGAAGCTTTTGATTTTATCATCTATAACTCAGATGTGAAACCAGAAGAGATAGAAATAGTTTCTGGATGTGCTAGGGGTGCCGATTCTCTCGGAGAGAAATTTGCTGAAGAGATGGGCTACACTGTTAAACAATTTCCTGCTGACTGAGAAGAACACGGTAAGAAGGCTGGATTTATTAGGAATCAGCAAATGGCCGATTATGCTACACATGTAATTGCCTTCTACCAACCCGGCTCTAAAGGAACAAAGGACATGATCCGCAGAGCGTTGAAACAAGATTTAATATTAAAAGTAATAACTTGGAATTAATGGAACAAGTAGTATTCAAACTTAACAAGAATGAGGCCAGCGCTGTAGTGCAGGTGGTGGGACAATTACCAACTAGCTCTAATGCATGGGTACTCTACAATAAATTACTTGCTCAGTTTAACGAGCAGACGCAAGAACAGCAAGACGAATCTGAACCTGAGACAGAGGTTCAAGAAGAAAATAAATAAACGTGAAAAATAAAGTTCCAGTTTTCAGATTGGTAGGAAGTGATGATCGGGGCTAAACACGATTAACCCTAACATGGGGGAGATACTATCCGAGGCTGAAATTAGACTACTAGCGGAATTTATTCTTTTACCAGAGAAGTTCTCTTACCAACGGTTTTCGAAACATGCGAAAGATAAAGTGCTGACACAGTGTAGAGAGCATGGTTGGGACATCACGAGAGTGAATCTCAACAACAAATTGTACTCTATGATTGGTAAGGGTATTCTTAGGAGAGATGACGATTCCGTGATCTATATTCAGACTTCCGTATTAGAAGGGGCTTTAGCAGTAGTTAGAGGTTGTACTGAAAGCGGGAGTCACGATTTAGTAATAAGATTTTCAATAGATGATACGAAAGAAGATAGACGGCCTGATACAGCTGACAGCGGAAGCTCTGGAGATGGAGCCTAAGGTTGTCAAACACGCCGTTAAATCACAATTTAAATTTATAAGGGACTGAACGAATGACCCCAAAAAAGCTTCAATATTACTTCATGAGTTGGGTACCTTCTATCTTAACAAAGATGCTATCTACAATAGGATTGTTCGGAAAGCTATACCACAGATTAGACGCTATGGTAAGGAAGATTGGGCAGTCGACTATTTATGTCACTTACGCAAATTGCGTAGATTATCTCTGGACTATCATCGGAGCAAGAAGAAAAAGAACAAGACAAAAAATGGATAAGGAGTTTTCGTTTATAATCCAAGGACAGAAAGGAATCCTTTTGCAGTTGGATGAACTCAAAGGGAACTATGACCCAGACTCACCCATCTATGTACCTAACTTTAAGGACGGGCATACTGATGGAGGCAAGATCGCAGCTAAAATCGACAACATGGAGAAATATGCGACGATTGCTACTGTACTACAGATTTCTGATAAAGCCGCAGAGCTTATGAAGGAAGATGGCATGGACATTCAAATAGGTGATCGGGTCTATGTTGATCCCGTCGCAAAACATGCGCGGAATTGGTTTATTCCAGACAGGCATTACACAGTCAAAAATTATACTGGTATGCTACTGGTACACCCTAATAATATACAAGCTAGAGAAAAAAGAGAAAATGGCTAACAAAATTAATTTTAACAAAATTTCTAAAGCAGATCTCACCAAGGAGTACAAAGCATTAGCATCCAGTAGTATGGAAATCCAAGCTAAGTATGGAGCACTTATGAGTGAGAACAAAGATTTGAAAGACAAAATCCAAGGCGTACTTGCATGTATCCTGGAACTTATTGGATCTTTTGAAACACCAGTGAAAGTAAAATGGTGGTGGTTTATTACTAACCTTGGAAAGATTCAGCGTACAATCGAATGTATTGGTGCCGCTGTAAAGTCCAATCCTAGTCTTAGAGCTACAGCGCTGGGCGTCGAATTAAAAAAGAAGTAAAGTGAAACTGAAGGATATTACCGTAAAGAACGTAAGAAATTTTTTAGAAGGTAATTACAAGATGCGCGTACAAGGATACAAACATCTTCCTAAGCATCATCAAGAGCAAGTGGAGTATCGTGCCTTACTTTGCGCTGACTGTTTAAAAGCAGGAAAGTGTAAGGTATGTGGGTGCGGCACTCCCGGACTCTTCTTCGCACCTAATAAGGTGGACTCCAAAAAAAGATGGGGTAAGATGATGGATGCAACTGCTTGGGAAGTCTTCAAGAAATCTAACGAGTACCGACAAAAAGTATTAGATGCAATTAATAGAGACACTCCAAACATGGTTACCGATAATACTCCCAAGCCTGACATTCCTAGCGGGGATGTGGATAGCATGGTTATTGTGCAACCAAAGAGTGAAGAAGGTCCACTCCAAATACGACAAGTGGTGGTACACAGCTCTCAAGGAAGCGGAAAAAGCGGAGGTTCCGAAAGTGGAACTGAACATGGAGAAGAAGTCAGTAGTAATGCATAAAACGTACGATTAATGAATGTACTAACAACATTTGATTTAGATGTAGACTTCTTTGAGGCTAACGCGCAATTGAAGATTGCTTTTAATGATGTAATTAAAACCAAAGGTGAGGAAGCTTCACAGTTCATGTGGTCAATCGCACTGATGGTCCACCCAGATTCCAAGTACCATAACACTAGTACAAGCTTTAGACAAAAGTTAATTAGAGATGAGTACTTCGCTATAGACTGGGAAGATGAATTCACTATTGAAACAATTGATAAATTTAAACATCTTTGCCTAACTAAACAACAGCAGTTTCTCATAGCTTGAGAAAACAAGTTGGAAGAGCGAGATCGTTTTATCGAATCGGAACCATACTCAGAAGACAACTATGAAATGCTAGAAAAGCTCATGGGTAATTCTGATAAAATGTGGGAAAGGTACAAGAAATGTTTAAAAGATGTTGAGGATGAAAAAGCACACATTAGTGGTGGAGCGATGGAATCACTCGGCGAACAAAATATTATATAATATGTTTAAGAACTTATCGTTGATATTTGGAGGATTGTTAATCCTTTTGATAGCAACCACAATATTCCATAAGTGTCAGTCAGACCGTCACATTGACGATGTCTCAACGGCTTTGGAATTCGCGGAACAGAAAGCTCATGTGAATGACTCTTTGTTACAAGTAAACAATGAACAGTGGGATATAGAAGAAGCTAAGTTGCTCGATTCTATTATGACACTGAACGATGAATTAGAAGCTCGGCCCCAGATCATTAGATGGGCATACGGGAAATCTTATAAAGACGAATACAGAATTGCACAAGATTCATTAGAGCACTACAAGGCAATTGCGGATTTGTATGATACAATAGTACCAAAATTACAGAACGAACTTATAGCGACAGCAGATGCTTTGTTTGCAGCTGAGTGTGCTAGAGATTCGGCAGTACAAGCATTGTGGGAATATACCCCAGATGACTATGTATTTAAAAATGATTCAGTATCATTCCATTTAACTTACGAAGCTGATACAACTAGTTTGTATGATCCAGAAGTAGGGCATATGGTAGAGACCCGGCAAGTTACACCGGTACTCACATATGAGATCACAGTAAAACCAAAATTTTATATTAAGGAATTACGTAAACGCAAGTTATTCAAACGAGGCATTTACGAGATAGGTGTGATATCAAATAATCCAGGAGTATTATTTGAAGACAATACAGCACCAGTAAGGTTTAAAAAAGGCACTCTAGTATGGAATCGAAAATAAGAAAAGACGGAGACTGTGACAGTTGTATACTTAGTGAATATTGCAACGGCAGTTGTTAGGAAATCGCCTTAGGATCGGTAGTGGTCCAGTGTTTCTGGGCTGCTATCGGCTAAGGTAAAACACTACAACTATGGGCAAACAAATTTCAGTGAAACCGAAGAAGATAGCTAAGAGAGAAGGCAAGAAAAAGGAAGTTAAGAAAGTAACACCTAGAAGGAATTAGATATGGCTAAGATGACAATAGTGAGAGAAAGAAAACCCCTCACAAAGCCTCTTATACGAGAGGCTCTGGGGGAGGTTGGCATACGGTTAACCGAGGGTAATCCATACACGTACATGGCCGATTGGGTGTCCCTAGTTGACAGGATGTATAACCTATTTGAAGGCGCTCAAATAAACACATTTAGAGTAGAAGAGGATGAGAAAAAAGATAAAAGCAAATAATTTTAAACTTGAAAGGGTAGAGCAATTATACGATGATGAGGCAACGTTAGATTATATGGGAGAGAGTTGGGCTAAAGATGCACCTCACGAAGAAGAAAAACCGAAGCCACAAACCGCATATGTTACGGAGGTAAATGTATCGGGAGAAACTGCTGCTATCATAGTGAACTTGTTGAAAAACGCTGGCGTAAACTTTGGTTGGAACCCAGCACAGAATTTACATATTTCCTCCCTAACTGAAGTATAGATTATGAGGTATTTAATCAGTTTATTCATACTAACATTTGCAGTGAGCCTTAGTGCTCAGAAGGACGATATAGTCGCAGCATTTAATATAAGCGATGCCGTCCATATCCATAAAGGAGAACATATCAACATTGACCCGAAACCGGAGTCTATAGTATTTCACTGGTACTCAGTACGTTTCAACTATAGAGTTGAGAACTCTCCCAAAAGAGTGGAGAAAGTTATTGAAGGTTGTTGGGTACGTAACCCACAGTACAAAGGTACTAAGAGGTGGAAGTGCAAGCAGGTCAAATACAAGGTAAAGAATGGGAATATTATTGAAAAGATACGTGGAACTAAAGGTAAGTTTTTATACAAAATAAAACCGGCCCGTACGATAACCCCCTATAAACTAAACTACTATAACTAAAAAGCACCCCATGTTTATAAGTATGGAAGAGGCGAAGGCTAAAGAGAAGTGGGAATACGAAACGGAGAAAAAACTCATGGAAGATCCAGAGTATCGTAAGATGTACTACAGAATAATGAGTGGATATTATGCAGGAAAAGCAAAAGAACTCAGAGAAAAAGAAGGGATTAGGCAAGAGAACTAACTCTGGTAAATGGAAGAGACCCTCTGCAACCTTAACTGAAGAGCAGAGTAAAGATTTAAAGAAACAAGTAGATAAGATACCACTCTTCGAAGATGGTAACTAAAGAAATGTATATCTAGCTGTAGAGCGCAGCTGTTCACGGCACTTACCCTGGTATAAAGGTAAGTATAAATGTGAAAGTTCCAGATGGAGAGAGCTCAGGTGATGCAGTTAGATAAACAAAGAAGTGCGGTTAGACCGGGAAGGGCTCCGGGGCTGTCTTCAAAACAGTGTGGTCGGTCCAAACGACTTCAGAAGGGTTCGAATCCTTTGCCGCATGCTATGAATTACAAAGAAGTAGGCACAATAGCAGAGCATGAAACAATGAAGATAGTTTTGAAGAATACATGGACGAGATAATAAATTAATTATGGGAAGCGGAAGGGTGGAAGGTATTAAGTTCGATGAGTGTGGAAACGATCCTAGAATGGTCGAAGAGTTTATGAAGAACCGACATTTAACGGAGGTACGAAGCAAATTATTCAAAGACCAAGTTATTCTAGGCACTAGTTGTTTTCATATATCAAATGGTGGAGAGGTAACGTACGTACCACCAAATGAATGGCCCGACTCCACTGTTACGACAGAGAGGGTATCCATAGAAGACATGATAGAAATATTTGGAGACATACTTACTGATAGTCAAAAAAAGTCGTTAAGCAAATGGAACACAGAAAAGAAAAATGGACGATAGATAGAAATTGGGTGCAGGTAGGAGATAGATTGAAAGACTCTAATGGAGCAGAATACTATGTTTTAGAAGTTGAGCAAGACAGGAGCGACTTAAACAAACACGAAATTACTACTGGACTAGTAGGCAATGTTGCAGTAACTGCGAAAGAAATAGAAGAAAACTTGGTCCCACAACCTTTTAATTTTGAGAAGCATTGGGCCCAACAATTTTATCAAATGGGTTTTAGCGACGCTAAGGCTCAAATATATGAATTAACAGGATTATAATTATGCTCTGGAGTTACAACGAAACAGGATTAAACAGTTATAGTACAGCTTTGTTCGACACTGTAAATCCGTACAACACAAAATTATTTAACGATACTGAGACCGATGGAAACCTTGGTCAATCAATTACAAAATACTCAACTAGTTTATATAATTTAAGCTAATGAAACGACTAGATCACATAGATGTAGGATTTTACGTAAACAGTCAGCCTGGAGATCCATTCTACGAATTTACTATCAGTAGGAAACTTGTAGAAGAAATACACAAAGACATGATTGGCGACACCTCAGGTATCATTATGCGTGAAGTTTGTAATATGATAGACAAACTAATACGTGAAGGATACATGGTCGGAGTCGATGAAGAGACGGTTATATAATAACCAAAGAAGGGCGTGACGTGGCATCGACATGTGCGAGGAAGGATAAGCGAGAGATACACAACAACAAAAGGCAATTATTACATTGACCAGTTGAAAGAAGCTGTAGCAGCTTTGGAACAACTCTGGAATGAGCGCACCAGACCAAGAAAAGTGCTCACTGTGGTACAACATTACTACGCATAGAAGGTTTGTAGTTTCCTAATGAGGACTTCACGTCCACAATAAAAGAACTACTGGTGGAGTTTGGCTGACGAAGGTTGGCCCCAATTTTCATCTCGTTTGAGTTTATTTGGAACGTATATGGACCTGGGTTCGACACCCAGCACGTCCACTAAATTAGATTAATATGTATTTGATAGGATGGCTCATCGTCGGATTGTATATCGGCAATTGTTTGGTGAGTAAAAATTAGAGAAGATGACAATAGACAATAGGATTGAACTGCTGAATAAAGTTCGTACAGGGTTAAATATGATGTTAGACGACCTGAGCGAGTTAGGGTACCAACCGCACACAAGTTTCGGCACCATTAGTACTAAGCTTAAGGAAGCTAAGTTCTGGTTGAATGACACGTATGTCGAACTCCAGAAAGAGAGGTTGAATGTTGAGTCGGCTCCAGTAGAAGATTCAGGTGAAGTCTTAGAACTCGGTGGAACTCCTAACGACTCCGAAAAGACTATCAATAACCACTTTGTTGACATGGTGAATGCAACGGCCAAGGAAGAGGGAACTCAGTTGGAGCTACCACATGGAACCATAGATGTTATAGGTGATAGGGAGGAAGAGAAAGAGGATAAGTTCGACGTTCAAAAGTTTGAAGCGGATTTAAACAAGTATTTAAAAGAATTACTAAATTTTAAAATGTAATAGACAATGAAGAAAGATATAACTTTCCATAACAAAGCCCGCACTGGGCTGATCAACGGAATCAAAGTTATTGCCAATGCTGTAGGCGCAACGTTAGGCCCGAAAGGGAGGAATGTAGTTATCGAGAAATCATACGGTGCTCCACATGTTACTAAAGACGGAGTTACAGTTGCTGGGAGTGTTGTACTTGAAGATGCTGTAGAAAATTTAGGAGCTCAAATCCTTAAGCAAGCGGCAGCTAAAACTGTCAAAGAGGCAGGAGATGGTACTACTACTTCTATAGTGTTGGCGCAGAAATTGGTAGAAGAGGCACATAGACAGATATCTAATGGTGCAAACCCAATTGATATCAAGCGTGGTATGGAGCAAGCCAGCAAAGAGGTAGTAAAGAAACTGCAAGAATACTCTGTACCAGTGAACGACGATTTCGATAAAATTGAACAGATAGCAACTATATCTGCTAATAATGATGTAGAGATAGGACAATTAATCAGACAAGCTTTTGAAGCTGTAGGCAAAGACGGCATCGTAGCGGTAGAAGAATCCAAGTCAGTTGACACCTTCGTGAATAAATCAGAGGGTATGCAGTTTGATCGTGGATTTATCTCCCCATATTTTGCTAATAATGCTAAAGGTACCTGCGAATTTGAAGACCCGTATGTACTCATATACGACAAGAAGATTCGTGGTACTGGTGATATTGTACCTATACTGGAAAAGGTGGCGCAGAAACAGAAGCCCATTCTTATCATAGCCGAGGAAGTAGAAGCACAAGCTTTAACTTTGTTGGTTCTGAATAAGATGCAAAGGGGCGCACAATTTTGTGCTGTCAAAGCTCCAGCATTTGGAGACCGGAGACGTAAGGTTTTACAGGATATCGCGACCGTTACTGGTGGCACACTGATAAGTGAAACTGTTGGAAGGACTCTGGAAGATGTAACATTAGCAGATCTTGGTAGAGCTGAAAAGATTCAAATTACTAAAGATGACACGACGATTATTAGAGGCGCGGGCTCGCCAGAAGAAATTGCTCACAGAATTGAGCAAGTCAAAAACGAGATTAATACTACAGAGTCCGAGTATGAACTCAGTAAAACTAAAGAACGTCTCGCCAAGTTGGTGGGAGGTGTTGCCGTATTACACATTGGAGCAGCCACTGAGGTCGAGTTAACTGAGAAAAAAGACCGTGTCGAAGACGCATTAAAGGCTACTCAAGCCGCACTTGAAGAAGGTATCCTTCCCGGAGCCGGTTCATCTTATATAGCGGCTGCACAAGATTATCAACCACCTAGCATTCTGAATAACAGAGATCAGTTAGCTGGAGTACGATGTTTGGAAGCAGCGTTAGAGCAACCACTACGCATCATATCCGAGAATGCAGGAAGACCTGCTGACTTGGTCCTTTCGAGAGTTAAAGAAGCTATGAGCTTAATTACTCACGATGAATTGGAGAGTGGTGACGGTTCATATGCGGTTAAATTCAATCAAGGGTTTGACGCAAATAACGGCAGTATTGTAGATTTACGGGAACATGGGATTATAGATCCAACTAAGGTAGTTAGAGTAGCATTGGAAAACGCAGTTAGTGTAGCCGGTATGTTGTTAATGACAGAGGTTACGGTGACTGAAAAAGAAGAACTTAATTTAGACATCCCTGGAGGAATGCCTCCACCAATGCAATAAAAATGAGATTTGCTAATTTTACACAAAAAGTTTTAACTGCCCTATGTATCATGGGATTCTTTTTGCACTTTGCAGCTCACGCACAGACTAACAATGATACGGTATATGTATACCCATTCTTGTTCCAAACTGAGAACGCTGCTGAGATTCAAATATTCCTAGATGGACCACAGGCGTATCAAGATTCGATCACGTCAATTCAGTTTCCCGTAACATTCTTCGGGGGAGTACCATCAGGTGTTGAGTACCATAATGGACTGGCTACGAAGCTGATGAATACTAATATAAAGGATAATCAGGTATTATTTTCCTGGTTAACACCTACACTTGAGATGTTTAAGACATCCCCACTTGCACCAATTTTAACTATAAAGTTTGATAAGCCAGGAGTGGATTCTATACATTTCGGTGACTCAGATTGGATGCGAGTAGAGTTTAGTACCATCACTGCTAGAGATACTGTACCACCGATTGTCACAATCGAAGCATTACCTTGGAAACTTGGTTACGTACAAGAAGGTGCTGGATTAGAAGATTATGCACCTGCGATAGTAAATACTATCAGTGCCGGAGATAGTAAGATGATTAAGGTATATCCAAACCCGACTACCGGGACTGTGAGATTTGAAGCCATTACACCACCTAACCGTATGAGGATCTATGATTTAGCGGGTAAGGTTATGTACGATGGAGAGTTTAAACATGAGGTGTATTTCAGCCAGACTGGCATATTCTTTGTACAACTGGATGATATCATTATAAAAGTAATTAGACAATAAATAACTATGGGACATTTTATGAAAGATAGGGGATTATTTATGGGTCTGGAAGGAACGATTATCCGGACACTAGATAAAAAACACCCCTTACAAAAAGACAATTGGGAATTCTTACCAGCAGTTTTAGAAGTGATAGCTTCTTACTACCGTAAAGGTTACAAGCTTTTTATAGTAAGTAACGAGAACGGATTAAGTCAAGGACTTGTCAAACCTAAGGAACTTGCAGAGAAGATTTCCGAAATTGTAGAAAACATTACTCTGTATATCTTAGCAGATAAGGCAGTCGAAAGACTCAGGACGGATGCAGTAGTTAGTAAGGTATTTGTATCTCCAAACGAGAATCATAAGTACCAGCTGCCACTGCCAACCGCAGCTTTTGAAGCTAAAGCTGAAGGAGATTTGGATTTAGAAGACTCCATCATGCTAGGAAGTACTCCACTGGATAAGCAGTTTGCAGAAGCCGCTGGAATGAAATTCAAGGATATTGGAAGTACTGATGCCATCAGAACGTTGAATAGCGAAATAATGGAAGTCATTTCCACTAAGGATGAAGCATAGTAATTGATTCACATATAAAGCAAAGACGAATAGCTCTACCTCTTAACGAGGCTAGGGCTTTTTGTCGTTATAATTAACTGATATGATAACAGTTTTAAACAGATTTCCGGAAAGTGGAATAACGGAAATTAACTCCATCACAGAAGGTAGAGTCCTGGAGATTAGATTTAACGATTTAGACTATGACGGCACTGCGGATGATCTAGCCAATAACACGGTTGTAACCTCTGTTACGGATAGTAATGGATACAGTTGGTCTATACAGGGAACCCCATTAGTGAAGACTAATATTCTCAATGGGCATAGCGTAGTACAGTTTGACGGTACTGAATGTTTCTACCGATCCGGTACTAGGAGTACTTACCTATCTGACGGTAATGGAGACGCACATTTCGTATTTTTACGTAAGAATTATGAGACTGGTATTACAGTATGATTTGCATTCCACGCAAATGACGCTACTTCAAACATACGTCTGACGCAACTAAATGGCTCAACTACTAGATTTGAGTGGGGTGATGACGGCAGTGGCGGTACTAATAGTCACTCTACTACTAGTAGAGCTTTCGATTTAATACAAGTCGGAATGACTGATGCTAGTCCGCCAATACAGTATGATAAAGTGAATGACGGTTCATACCTCACGGAAAGCCATAGTGGGTATGACGTACCTAACTTTACTGATAGGTGGTGTGTAAATGGTGAGGATACCAATGCCCACCATGACAGCGGAGGACAATGGGCTTATCTCGCTATATATGACACTGCCCTAAGCTCCACTGATATGGCCACTATTTATAGCGACTTACACGATTATTTTAACTGGTAAACTACTAATAAAGTTATAGTGCTAATAAACTACGAACAATATTTAATCAAAGAAGTACCGGCGTTCCACCCACTCTCCGAGAAGTATGTGCATTTCTGGAAACATGAGAAGCGCAAGTGTATTGAAGGCTGCTGAGTATCTGGTAAGTGGATGCCCGGTAAGCTGTACTTCTATGTGAATTACGGTACTATTAAGTTAAACAAGGATGGAGCTAAAGTTAAGTCTTACGGGCGGCCTTGATTGCGTAACTTAGAATGAGAATTTTTCTATAATTGAGCTGAAGCTAGGGGCTTTTCCGGCTTCACAAAAGACACACAATATACCTGTTTGAGGGACGTCCTGGAACTCAGAGAAGAGGGTATATTAAACGCACCACACTACATAAAGGCGCAACATCCAGAAGCCGTTAGAGAAGACGGTACACTGAAGCAGTATATACCAGCCCGCGAATACCTTCGCAAGATACACCCACACAACTTAGGATCACCTATATACAAGAACGAAGCTAAGAATCTGTTTATGATCGGAGCTCGTGGTTACGGTAAATCGTTCTGTGTAGGAGTAGGCATAGTAGCACATGAGTTCTTATTCGATGGTAAGACCAGCTACAACTTGAATGACCCTATCACTGCTGCGGAAATCGTAGTGGGGGCAGGAGATGCTAAGTACTCCAGTGAGACTTTGGGTAAAACTAAAGTAGCATTAGATAACTTACCTGGAGGTATGGAGATCAATGGAGTTTATTATCCATGCCCATTTTACAAGCAATACAAAGGTAGCTGGACCCCGGCTAGGCAAATCGAACACCTCTATAAGAAGAAGATTGGAGGAAGCTGGACATATGGAGGTACTGGTTCAAACATCAAGCACAGAACGTTCAAGGATAATCCTTTCGCCGCTAACGGCACACGTCCCGGTGTAATGATATTTGAGGAAGTAGGTATGTTCGAGAATTTGCGTGAATCCTATAACGCTAGTGTAGAATGTCAGAGATACGGTTCTGTAAAGTTCGGTTCTATGATGTTCTTAGGTACTGGTGGTGATATGGAGGGAGGTGGTACTCTTGATGCACAGGAATTGTTCTACAATCCTGATAACTTCGACTGTATAACCTTTCCGGATATCTGGGAGAACAGGGGTAAAATCGGCTATTTTGTACCTGCGTATAAAGGTTTGGATAAGTTCAAGCCCATGAAGAAGTATAGTGACGGCAAGTTCTGGACAATGTATCAGGATGGAGAGACCGACTATGATGCTGCTAAAACATTCCTCAACAAGCATAGAGATAAACTCAGACAATCTAAGGGTTCTATGTCAGCTTTGGAGGGGGAGATTATTAACCGCCCACAGGTACCGTCTGAAGTATTCCTTCAGAAACACGGTAACATATTCCCAGTAACTGAGCTTAGAGATAGATTAGTGAAGTTGGAAGAAAGCGGTAGGTGGAAGATGTTAGAGAAGAACGTATCATTATACTTAGACCCGAAATCGAAAGAATACAATGGTGTCAATTACAAGATTGATGTCAAGAATAGGTTAAACCCTATCAACAAATACCCTTGGAAAGAATCCGAAAGAGAGGGCTGCGTGACTATTTATGAGTTTCCAAAGCTTATAGATGACAGAGTTCCGGAAGGAGCCTATATAATTGGACATGACCCTTACGCAAATGATGACCCAAGTGGCGAATCGTTAGCAGCTGTTTATGTGCTTAAGACCAAGAAGCATTTCAGCAAGCTCGGACATGACGAAATAGTAGCTACTTATGTGGCACGTCCATATGCTGGACGACATGTCGTAAACGAAACTATACTCAAGCTATCTCTGATGTATGGTAATGCGAAGATTTACTTCGAGAACGTTCGAGGAAATGTGAAAGAGTACTTCGAAAAGATTAAGAAATTACACCTTTTAGCCAAACAGCCCACAACAGTACTGTCTAAGAAGGCTTCATATATGCATGGTTCTGCGGTAGTATATGGGTATCCCATGTCAAGTAGAGCGATGAAGATGGAGGCTATACAATATGTTAGGGACTGGTTATTGGAAGAAAGAGAGGTTGACGGCGATAGAATAGTATACAATCTAGATAGAATCTGGGATAGAGCCTTGCTACAGGAACTCATAGCCTTTAATATGGACGGTAACTTTGACCGTGTTATGGCGCTAGCAGGCTGCATAGTTGGGTTGAATGAGACCCATAACCAATACGAGAAAGAATTAGTCTCAGAATCTAAAGTAGACCAAGTAGTAAGCTTTCTAGTCGACAACTCATATATATTTAACAACACGACTAGACCATGATAGAAACATTATCATTTCCAAAACAAAGGCTGTCCTATAAGAAAAAGGTGAGGGATAACAATAAGTGGGCGAAGAATATGATTGACCACTTGTTAATGAATTATACTGTAGACACTGGCGACGGCACATTTAGCGGTTCCAATACACACAGGAAAAGGATGTTAACCAACTACAAGTTATTCAACAACCAAATAGATCAAAAGGACTTTGAGCGCGAACTCAATCCTCTTGGAATTGAGGTAGGACAGTTTAAAGATAACATTGAGCCTTACAACAAGGCTTACAACAAAATCCAAGTATTACTTGGTGAAGAATTAAAACGCCCATTGAACTTTAGAACTGTTCTAGTGAACAGTGACGGTATTAAATCCAAGCAGATGCATAAGGATATGATGCTCAGGCAGTTCATAGAGGCGGATATACAGGCGACGATTCAACAGCTACAGACTGGGGAAGAGGTCGACCAAAGCCTATTTGAGGGAATAGTACCCCCTGAGGAGTTGCAGAAATACATGTCAACTACGTACTTAGAAGCCAGAGAGCATAAAGCCAACCAGATATTGAAGTATATGATCAAGTCACTCTCTGTAAAGGAGTTGATGAATGATGCATTTAAACATGCGTTGATATCAGGTATAGAATGTATGTGGGTAGGAGTGGAGAATGGTGAACCAACAGTTCAAGTACTGAATCCACTAGGAGTATTTTGGCACAAATCCCCTGAAGTAAAGTATATACAGGATGGTTTGTATGCTGGGTATAGGACATTTATGACTGCTGGCGACATCTTAGATAAGTTCGGACAGTACCTTGATGACAAAGACTTGAAGAAATTCGAGAATAGTGTACAAGGTATACACGGAATGCGGGACGACTTGGTAGGTAAACAGATGAAATATCCCAATACTACTGTGTATGATACGTACATGAATACGTACTATAACGCTAATCATGACGAAGGATCGTATGGCAGAAGTAAAGGAGAGGACTGGTTAGTAGCTCACGTGGAATGGATGAGCCAGAAGCGAGTAGGTTTCGTTACCTATAAGGATGAAGACGGTCTTCCTAAGGATACTATAGTCGGAGAGGACTTTGTAGTACCACCACATGCTAAGAGAACAACCAAAAAAGGAGAGTTCGGCAAGAAAGAGACTGTGTGGGAGTTCGATGGCATCACCCTGAAGTGGGGTTGGATACCAGAACCTTGGACAGGCATACGTATAGGAGAGGATATATACTGTTGTATGGGCCCGAAGAAGTACGTGAAGCGAAGTATGGATAACCCATTTGATGTGCAATTAGGTTATTACGGACTCACTTTAAACAATATGAATGCAGACAGTGTATCTCTGATGGATCGTATGAGACCCTTCCAGTACCTGTACTTCATCATAATGCACAAACTAAAGAAACTTATTGCTAGGGATAGAGGCAAGTTATTCCATTTCGATACTAGTATGGTTGATCCAAAGATTGGATTAGAAAAAACTATGTACTACCTAGAGGAGATGGATATAGACTTCTTTAACCCATTGCATAACGCAGAACAAGCTGGCTCGGCACAACGAGCTAAGGTAACTACCGCCACAGACAGGTCTAATATGCAGCATATACTTAATTATATCAACCTGTTAGTAGCATTAGATGAGCAGATATCAGATGTAGCTGGAGTAACCAGGCAGCGTGAGGGGCAGATTCAACCCTCTGAAGCAGTCACTAACTCTCAGCAGACTATCATGCAATCATCTACTATCACTGAAGCAGCGTATTTCTTCCCGCATTTCAAAGTATGGGAACGTGTATTGAATGCATTAGTGAATGTAACACAGAGTTGCTGGAAGAATAAGTCAATATTAAAACAGTTTGTATTAGATGATCTATCTATACAGGCTCTGAAGCTGTCACCAGACGAGCTGAAGAACGCTGATTTTGGAGTATTCATCTCTAACTCTTCCAGAGACAACGAAGTATTTGAAAATTTACGTGGATTAGCCCAGCCGTTATTACAGAATGACAAAGCGAAGTTTACTGATATCATACGATTATTGAAATCGGAGTCTATCGGAGAACTGGAAAGTCAGATTGAACAGTCTGAGAAGAGTTCCATACAGCAGCAGATGCAGGAAATTCAAGCTCAGCAGGAGGCACAGAGAGAAGCTACACAAGCTCAAGTACAGTTACAACAGGCTGAATGGGAGCACGAGAAAGACTTGCAAGCACAGAAAGATAATGCTGCAATGGAACGTGAGATCATCAAGGCTACTTCTTGAGGCGGAGACGTCAATGAAAACGAGGTTCCGGATGTATTGGAAATTGCTAAATTCCAGAACCAAAGCCGATGAAAGGGCAGCAGAAGCCATCTAATGGCGAAAAATAATCCGCTATAGAAAACAGCCGTACTTTCGTTTAGCATATCATTTTATTTTGATTATAGAATTTAAAATTCGACATTTGTATGAGTGAGAATGTACAACACAACGTTTCACTAGAAGATCTTGTAGGCTTTCTGGATGGGGAACCAACCGAAACTACATACAGGTCTGCTAACTTAGGTGTTGACCCTACAGAGGGAGACCCCGCACCAGCGGCTGATCCCACACCTGTGGAACCAAAGGAGGACAAAGATCCTATTGAGCCGGTAGAACCTAAACCGGCTGAACCAACTCCTGAGAAAGATCCTGAACCAGTTGAACCCACCCCTACCGAACCCACTACCAAAGAACCTAAACCGGATGGTGATGCAGGCGATCCTGCCCCAACCGATGGCATTAACTACGAGGCATTGTTCTCGCTGCTAGATGACATGGGGGCTTTAAGTGTGGGAGAAGATTTCGAGTTTGACGGTACCCCTGAAGGTATACAGGAAGCTTTAAAAGCTACTGATACCAGTAAACAGGAGGTAATCGCCAAGCAAATATGGGAAGGTATCCCCGAAGATTTCAGGGATGCTGTATTATATGGTGTAAATCAAGGTGGAAGTTTTGAGGATTACGTTAAAGCCACAATCCCAAAGACTCTGGATCAACTAGATTTAGATACCAAGGTGGATCAGCGTAAAGCGATAACACTATGGTACAAGGAAACCACACAACATAGCGATGAAAAGATCGAACGACTTCTAGATAGATTGGAGGCTTCCGATGCATTAGCAGAGGCAGCCGCAGAATCAGTAGAAGAGTTAGAAGATATCTACGCTAAGAGGAAAAAGGACGTAGCAGCTACTGCTGCAAAAGCCAGAGAAGCTCAGATCGAGGAACAGACGCGCTGGCAAAACGAAATAAAAGACAAGATTCAGTCTGCTGACTTCTTACGAGGTCGGCGAAAGAATAAGATCGCAGGGTTTATGTTCAACCCTGTAACTGTCGGTGATTCAACCCTCACCGGATGAGCGCGAACTCTTACCCAGATTGACAAAAATCCCGAACATACTTTACAATTAGCTAACTTGCTATTTGACTATGATCCTAAAAAAGGTGTCAACTACGATAGGATTACAGAAGAATTGCATTCACAAGCAACTAAGAGCTTCAGAGAAAAACTGGACTCTGTAATTGATGCTAAGTCTAAGGTAACAGGAAAGGGTAGCGCAACGTCCCAACCAGAATGGAACTGGGACATATTTATTAAACAAAATGATTAATACCAATTTTTAGAAACAATCGTATTTAAACATGGCAACGACTAGAAGTCAGTTTATTATTAAACATTACGAAGGTTTCGGTGGTAACTTTATTGATTCTCAATACTTAGGCGCTTCTTACGAGACTGGCAAACCTCACGTATTTGAAAACACTCTTATGAAGATCTACTCTTCTAAGAATCGCTTCTTTACGGGTAAGTTGCTTCTTGGCATGACCGGAGCGAAATCATACGGTACTGAAGAAATCGACACCGAAATTTATCGCTGGCGTCTGCAAGGAGCAGAGGAAAGGTATGCGCGTTCATTGGAACACATTGACGCTTCTAACACTACCCCTGGTCTTAACGGAACAACTTTCAAGATCAAATTGGATCTTGATTACTATGCCAACCCAGATGTATTGATGCCAGAAGATAATGATTTCCCATTGGAGATCGTTGATGGCCCAGTACAAGATGGCGAAGGTTATATCTACACTGTTAGACTCCAAGGAGATGACCCAACAACCTTCCTGCCTACCTACTTGTTAGATGAAGGAAGAGAGTTCAACAAGGTTTGGACAAGCGTACCCAGTGAATACAACGAACGGTTTGGTACCCAACAGTACCCTGCAAGCTTTATGCTTGAGAACCAAGTTGGAGCATTCGCTCAGAAATTCACTGTTACAGATAAAGCAATGAGAGACGACGGACGTCTCGGTATCAATTTCTTATACACTGATCCTCGTACTAACAAGGAAATGAGTGTAGAGAAATTCCTGCCTATGGCTGAAGCTAAGATGCACGACGAACTGTATATGGGCATGGAAGCTCAATTATGGTACGGACGTAAGCAGACTAAGCCAGGTCACAAGGATTACTGGATCAAGACTGGTTCAGGATTAAGAGAACAATTAGCCGATTCATGGATCGAGTACTACAACTCAGTACTTACCGTTAATCGTCTGAAAGACTACCTGATGGATATCTTCTTCACACGGGAAGATGAGCCGAATAGAAAGGTAGTAGCTATGACTGGTACACTTGGATCTATCATGTTCCATGACATGTTAGCAGTTGAAGCTTCCTCTTTCCTGACTGTGGATACAAACTTTACACAACAGTTAAGTTCTAACCCACGTCACCTGTCTTTCGGTGCGCAATTTACGCACTATCAAGGACCAGAAGGTATCGAGGTAACCTTGGTCAAGAACCCACTCTATGATTCACGGAAGTACTGCAAGCGTATGCACCCGCAGTATCCTGAATTCCCAATTGATTCCATGCGGATGACATTTTTGGACTTCGGATCACAAGAGAAAGCTGGTAACATTATGATGCTTAAGGTCAAAGACACTTACCGTTACGGTTACGTAATGGGAACTGTTGGACCGAATGGCCCCGTTAAAGGTGGACAAGCTGGTGCTCTGATTGCAGGGTACGACATGTTTACTGAAGGCACCGCAGGTGTCTGCGTGAAAGATGTTACTCGTTGTGGTGAATTGATCTATGACGACCAATACTAGAAAATAAGGAGTGCTAGGTCTAGCGACCGATTAGTGCTACCAGTGATCGTATAGCTTGCGTTCGTTGTTAGTAGTAGTTATGGGGCTAGCCTAGTTCTTACCAACCGAAAAATATGACCGGAATTGTTGAATTAGGATTAGCGATTATATCCGGGGGTGTAATAACCGCCGTATTTAACTATTTCATCAGTAGGCAAAAAGTCAAATCTGATGTTTTCGCACAAGTAGTAGAGACCTGGAGACAAGATAATGAACGTCTTAGAGCCAAAGAAGCTATGCTAGTGCAGAAAATAGATGAGTTGAAGTCAGCCTTGGATGAGTTAAAGTTTAAGTTCCAGCTATTCCAAACGGCTCAAATGTCATTACCAGTACCTATGTGGATTAAGGATTTATCCGGAAGGATGTTAGCTTTGAACGATGCGTACGTGGAAATGATATTAGACTCAATGAACCTTGAGGTGTCCGACTATATAGGCAAGTTCGATAGGGATATATGGCCTAAAGAGGTTGCTGTTCACTTTAAGGAACACGACAATACTGTTAAGTTAACCGGTAAAGCTCAGATGTTCTCTGAGACCTTCAATCTTAATGGACAAGAAACTACTTGGAGGGTTATCAAATACCCAAGATTCTTCGACGGAAAGATCGTCGGGATAGCTGGTATTGCGATACCGCCTCCCGATTTTTTATTTTAATACCTTATTTATAACAATAAGGGACTTCTAAACTAACAAGAAGTAAAAATTTAGGAATTATGGCAAGTGTAAGTAAAAAAGTATTTATCTATTCGATCCCTAGGGAAACCGCTACTAAGGTTTCTGAGTGGGTCAACTCTTCTTCTGGAAAGAAAATGCAGAAGACAAGATAAATTGGAATTAAAGTGGAACTTGGAGAAAGGTTACCTTACTAACAGACCCTGGAAGAAGGGCGACTCTATCCGTGAAGAAGATATGACCTACTTTCAACGTAAGTCATGGAAACTGAATGATGGTTCTACTATGTTAGACTTAGGAAACTTTGATGATGAAATGTTTTATTACATGGCATTGGATTCTAAGTTTATCGCTAACTCTGAGAAGGAATGGAGAGGGCATAAATGGCCCAAAGCCACCCACTATATAGCAATTGAAAATGAAGCTGATGAGATTAAGTACAGAAAGAGCCGAGTGAAGACGAAAGCTTTTGCTATGCTTGAGTCTGATGACTTAACTCCCAGCATGAAAGAAAAGTTCTGCGCTATACTTGGACTTATATCTTCGAATTCGAAGGTAACAGAGGAGCAGACCCACAATTTATTGTTTGATTGGATTGAACAATCTGACTATAGACCTGGTTCGAACATAGATAAACTCACCGAATTAACTACTCTATTAGAAACTGCTACTGGCAGAGAGGATATCGAGGCTAGATATACGTTGAAACGTGCGATAGATAATCGTGTTGTATTTGAAAAACAAGGTGGTTACACCTGGAACAAGGCGACAGGAGCTATTGTACTTGGAGATACGTATGCGGAAGCCATTGAGTTCTTCTTGAATCCGAAGAAGCAAGCTCTGGTAGAAGAGTTAGAAGAAGAAATAAAAGCTAAAACTATAGTATAATGACTATACGTGAAATGGGTTATGATTTTGATCTGAAGATTGACAAGGTAGCGTCCTTCTCAAAAGAAGATTTTAACGTAGCTGAGAAAGATTGGTTACTTAATGAGGCGCAGAATGTCTTTATCAAGACTCGATATGGAATGCATAACTCGTATGGGTTTGGGTTCGAAGTAACTCAAAAACGTATAGATGATTTATCTAAGTTGGTTGTGAAGTTTCCTTTGCAGCCGGCGCTCGTACCTACTCTGAACGAGGGCATCTATGAGGTATCCTTGTCTCAGCTAGCGTACGATTATATGTTTTTTATTAGGGGGCAAGCTCTGGTGGATAAAGAATGCTCAAAATGGGCATCACTCAACCTGGTGCAACATGATGATCTGAATCATCTACTATGCGATCCCTTTAATGATCCGGATGAAAAGGAAGTCCCATTTAATTTCGGGCGTTCCACGTCTGTTGAAAATGCGGCTTCTATCTATATTTATCCTGGGCAGCTAACAATCTATGAGGTTAAGTTGGAGTACATTCAACACCCGCCCAGATTGAACTCTGGAGGCTATGTGTACATCGACAACATAACCTATCCTGAACAGGATTGCATGTTGGCTGAACATACTCATCCCGAAATTGTGGATATAGCTGTAGCTATAGCATCCGGTATAATAGAGCATCCTGATTATGTGAGTATAAAGAACATGAAATTAAAGGCTCACGAATAATTAGAATAAATTAAATTAATTAATAATGTATAATAGACAAAACAACAAACGCGCTGTAGAGACGTATTTGGTAGGTGCCGCAAATGGTACTTTCTACAATACTGCTGGAAATGGCAACCATATCAATAACTCCACTACTGGAGCTTGTGTGTTAGCTGATGGAGCTATTGGCGTATTTGATGGAAGTGGTTGGGGTTCAGCTGGCCTTAATGTGGCTACTGTTGCTACTCCTACTGTAACAACTTCCCCTGTGATATATATTGCGCAAGGTACTGCCTATTCATCCAACCCTGCTCAGCATCCTGGTGCTAAATTCCCACTCTGGAACGAACCTTATGTACGTTCAGCGGATATCAATGGAAACAATTGGATTGTTGCTACTAAGCAAGACTACGTTGCTCCATTACACGAAGTATGGCTGGTTGGAGATGATTCCGGTACGGGAGTTATCACGGCTAGTGATGAGACTGAATATACAATTTCAGTAGCATATCGTGGACGTATCGCGGATGAGTTGTACTCAAGTGAAGCTGCTGCTCACTCTAAGTTCAGTGTAACCACCCCGAACTTTACTGCTCTGTCAACTGCTGAACCAGTGGATTGGCTGATCCAGAATTTAGTTTGGAACATCAACCGTAACTCACGGGCAATCGCTATGAATCGTACCCGTTTCCGGGGCAACGATCCTATCGTAGCTTTTGCAGTAAATACTTCTGGTACAGACGGTACCGACATTAGTGGATTGAATGCTGCTGGTGGAGAATTCCTGCCTGTAGTTAATACTACCTTTGGCACTCGTGGAATCAACACCACTATCGCTAACGTAGCTTCATTGAAAGCTGCTGCTGATGCAACCCCAATCCCAGCTGATTCTCATATTCTTACTGCTGATATTACTACTGCTGGTACTGCTACTGGCGGCGTAGCTGATGCTATCCTGATCATGGCACTTGACCGTGCTGAAGCTTGGGAAGATCGGATTCAACAGAAGAAGTACTACCTTGACGTAGCGCTGAGAACTGGGTTTGACTACAACTTAGTCAACCTGTCACGGGAAGTTGCTGGACGCGAAGGTGAAGGTCAAGGCGCTAAGCTTGATCGTATGTACAGAAATACTCACGGACAACGTAAGTATAATCTGGATCACACCGAAGATCCTGTAACTGAATTTCCGTCACCATTTGTTACTACAACAAATTATGACCAATATATTCTCGAACATGTAGATGTCAATCAGATTGACACTTCTAACATTAGCGAATCACCGAAGAAAACAATCGTGTGTTTCCCAGCCGGCGATTCTCAGGGTACTGCATTTGAAAACTGCATTGCTAACTGGCTCGCAACTGCTCCTGCGGGAGCAAACGCTTGGAAAACGCATAGCTAGAAATTAGTAGTTATGTCTTGTGAAATCAACGAATACTCTTCTCACGATTTCAATATTGTCAGCAAAGGCGACTGTGATCCTTGTCCAAGAGACACTGTTCTTGAGGTCAAGGATTCCGCCTTTGTAACTGACTTACAGGCATTCTATGCCCCTACTAGACTGTACTTTCCAGCTTCTAGTGTGCAAAGTCCTAAGGACGGAGCAATACTAATAGAACTGTACAAAGACGCGACAGTTTACTGGAAATACCGATACGGGGACGATACTTGAATCCTCGTAGGTATAAAACGCGACGATGCGTATGAGTCTTTGGATGTCTCAGATCTAGACCACTGTTTTACAAAAGATGATGAGGGGGGTGACCCAGACGGAGATTTAGCTTGCTATATGTTGGAGATGATTACATGTGATTGTCACGTGTACTTGGAATACTCTTCAGATCTAGACTGCACCCTATTAACCTAACCAAATGGCCGGAATTAGAAAATACTTGTATATAACGGATATATCAGCTTGCGACTGAAAGTCGTGTAGTGCTGGAGCTCTGCGTATTAAACAGTTTACGTTTATAAACGATGAGACTGGAAGTAACGCACCTGCTGTAAGTGCGCCGAATACACTGCCTACATCTCCTGCTGATGAGGCTGTCCTAATTGAAACTTGGGATGACATTACCCGTTACTGGGAATACAATTGCGGTACTGGTACATGGTCACATGTATTAGATATTGCGCTGGGTGCTACTACAACGTTTGTGGCGCTGACAGATACCCCTAGCTCCTTTACTGGAGAAGGGGATAAGTACGTTAAGGTGAATACTGGGGCAACTGCCTTAGAATTCTCGAACATAACTGCATCTGAAGTTGTGTCAGTACCATATGGTGTATTAACTTCCACTAATGTGCAGGATGCTCTCAATGAGATACAGACAAACGTAGATAGTTTAAGCACTAACTTTACTTTCATAGATCTAGACGATACTCCTGCAACCTATAATGGTTCTGCGGCTGATATAGTCAGAACTAATGTAACTAATACCGGGTTGGAATTCCACACACTAACCAAGTCAGATCTTGGTTTGGGCAATGTAGAGAATACAGCATTGTCAACTTGGGCTGGAAGTACGAACATAACTACAGTAGGAACTATAGGAGCTGGTACATGGCAAGGTACAGCAATAGCTGATGCCTATGTATCTGGGGCTGCGTACTGGGATAGCAAGCAAGATGGATTAACCTTCGGCATTGCAGATACTAACACAGTAGTTATAAATGCTACAGATGTAGCTGCTTTAGACTATGCACAGTTCACTGTACAAGGTCTGAGAGGTAGGGATACATCTGAAGTCAAACAAGATCTCAGCCTAGAGAATGTAGCTAACGTAGATATAACTACGGTAACTGACGTATCTAGTTATGGCTGGGTACTAGATGAAGACGCAATGTCTTCAGACGACGACACAAAAGTTCCAACACAACAATCAGTTAAGGCGTATGTGGACGCAGCTGTAGTTGGAATATATACACACAAGGGAAGCTACGATGCTGCAACTAACACACCTGACTTAGATACTAGCCCAAGCGGAATCTCTAAAGGCGATGCTTATACAGTATCTGTTGCAGGTACATTTTTCACAGAAGCTGTAGAAATAGGTGATGTATTAATAGCAGATCAAGACTCCCCCACACTTCTTAGTCACTGGACTAGGATAAACAAGAACATTGACGTAGCCACTACAACCTCAGCAGGTATTGTAGAGTTAGCTACTGATGGAGAAGTCGCTGCCAACGTAGCTGTACAGGGTAATGACTCACGATTAAGTGATGCTAGAACTCCAGTAGCGCATACACATAGCACGAGCGATATCACTAGTGGTACGTTCGACAATGCTAGAATTGCGGAAAGTAATGTAACGCAACACGTAGCGGCTATAGATCACGGCTCCCTAGCTGGAGTCAGTGACGATGACCATACTATGTACACTAGAGCTGATGGTACTAGGGACTTTAGTGCAACAGTGAGCTACGCCTCACACCCTACCTTCACCTCTGATACCGAACTGGTAGATAAGAAATATGTAGACGACGAGGTAATAGCTTCTGGAGGCTACAATGACGAAAGCGCGCAGGATGCCATAGGCACTATACTGTTAGATAGTTCCGAAATTGACTTTACGTATGATGACGGTACTCCAAGTATAACTGCAACATTAGTGAACAGTAGTATCGACGAAACCAAGTTAGATGTAAGTGTGAATGCTAGTTTAGATTTAGCCGACACTTCACTACAATCTGGTGACAATATTTCTGTACTAACTAATGATTCAGGGTACTTAACCGGTAACGAGAGTATTACTCTGACCGGAGACCTCAGCGGGACTGGCACCACCTCAATTAATGCGAGCCTTGCTGCTGACACAGTAGGTGTTAGTGAATTGAATACCACTGGTACCCCAGACGGAACGAAGTTCCTTAGGGACGATATGACCTGGGTTACAGTAAGTACTTCCGAGAGTAATGACTTGGCAACTGACGGTGTGACCGGAATAGCTGACGATCAACTAGTGGTAGGTACTGCGAGTGGTACAGCCGCTTATAAAACATTAACTTCAGGAATACTAACTTATGACACTACGACAAATAATTTTACGTCTATTACTGATAGCAGTTCTAATTGGGACGCTGCCTATACTCATGTTAGTAATAATGGTACTGACCATGCTTACATTGACCAAGACGTCACTAGTACTGGTACTCCTACTTTTGCTTCTGTTGACGTAGGAAACACGGGACTCACAGTAGGTACTTCTGTACCATTCTCTGATTCAAGTGGAACGTTGACGTTACAGAATGTGGATGCAATCGACGCAACCACCGAGAGTACATTAGAAGCGGCCCTAGATCATAATAGTCTGCAAGGTTTAACTACAGGAGATCCACACACGCAGTATTCATTAGTAGATGGTTCAAGAGATTATACTGCTAAGGTAGCTTATTCCGCACACCCCACATTCACAGCTGACACTGAAATAGTGGACAAGAAGTATGTGGACGACGCTATAACAGCCGGTGGAGGATACACCGATGAAGATGCACAAGATGCAGTTGCTACTGCACTTACTGATACTAGTGAGATAGCTTGGACATATGCCGACATAGCTGGTGAGATCACAGCCGACATTGTAGCTGGCAGTATAGATGAGACTAAACTCGACACTAGTGTGAACGCTAGTTTAGATTTAGCGGACTCAGCCCTACAGTCGGGAGATAGTGTATCTGATCTAACCAATGATGCTGGGTATTTACTATCTACGGACATAGACACATTAGCGGAATTGAACGCTATTGTAGGTGACGCTACACTAATTGACACTACTGATAGTAGGTTGTCAGATGCTAGAACACCTACGGCACACAACCACACAGCGTCAGAGATTACTGATTTTGATACTGAGGTATCGAATAATACTAGTGTGGCTGCCAACACTGCTAAAGAGACTAACGTTACCACAAACTTAGGCTACACACCCAGTCCTACCGATGGTACTGTTACATCAAGTGACGGTACTGATGCGACGCTTACATTAGCAACGGGTGTGAATGCTGGGCTTTTAGCCCCCGCAGACTTTACTGTATTATCTAATACATCTGGTACCAACACTGGAGACCAAGTTGTACCAAGTGACCTTACTGACTTTACTGAGCAGACTGCCTGGAGTGTATTTTACTCCGACGGTGCTGGAGATGTAACGGAGTTAGCTTTGGGAGCATCTGGCACTGTGTTGCAATCAAACGGCGCAGCTGCCGCACCTACATTTGAAACAACTTCTTCTGTAGAAGCACTCTCTGATTTAACTGACATAGACGGTCTGAATTACACTGCTGGTAACCTACTGGTAGCTGATGGTACTGACAGCTATGATTCTGGTAAATTGGAAACAACAAGCTTAGGTACAGATATATCAGACATGTTTGGCATTGTAGATGGAATGGCATTCGATAAACCATCCCTCAGCATTGCTGATGTAGCTGGCGATCTAGTATTAAGTGTCACCAACATTGCTGGAGGTGATATGGAATTCTGGATTGGTGGAGAGAAGTCGGTTTTGGATTGCGATCCTACCGCAGCTACAGTTACCCTCACTGAGGGCACTGACGCTAACACACCTGCTACTAACTACATATATGTAACTAACTCTGGAGGGACTGCGACACTTCAAGCAAGTACAACGTTACCTACAGGGGCATTTGCATGGATAGGAAAAGTTGTAGTACCAGACTCAGTCACATGGGGAACTACTGGAGCCTATGCGTTCCAGAGATACACGGAAGCCTTTATAAATAGTTCTAGGGGTGCTCTCTCACACGAGCGTGAGAAACTACGGGCCTTAGGTGCTGTATACATTAATGGTGTAAATCAGACACTGACTATAGATACTGTAGCTTCACCAGATAGTGTACATCTAGAAACTACTACGGGCACAATTTACCAACTACACCGACAAACTTTTCCAGCGTTTACTACTGGACCGTATTACTATGGTAATGGTACCAATATATACGAACAGATCAGTGACCTCAATGGGGTTTTGGAATTGGTAGATGGTACAGCCATTGCCGATAACGATAGATATAACTTAGTCGTATGAGGAGCAGTTAACATAACCACTGGAGAAAGTAAGTTGTTTGTAAACACACCAACTGGTGTCTATTCTTCGGATGCCAATGCAATAGCTGACGCAAACAATACAGCAGATTACAGTGTACCAGACGATATGCGATCCGTAGCATTCTTGGTAGCTAGACTAGTGTTGCGGTACGATGCGCAGGGAGGCGGAGAGTTTAGCGCACTAGGTGACGGAACCTATTCATTGCTGGGCGTACCTGTAGGAGTCAGATCGGGAGGATCTGGAGCTGTAGCTTCTAGTGAATTTTCTGACTCACAGTTTAGATTATTCTCTGATACGGATAGTACTGCTCAGATAGCTTTAGATGCAGGTAATGTTACTACTGGAAATGTTCGTACCATAACAATGGCGGACACCGATGTAGACTTAGCCAATTTGCCTACAGCTGCTGAGAAGACTATACTGGGTAACACTTCAGGAAGTAATACCGGAGACCAAACTACTATAGTAGGGATCACTGGAACCAAGGCAGAATTTGATGCTGCTGTTACAGACGGCAATTTCTTGTATGTAGGCGATGCTCCAACGGCGCACACTCATACAGCATCAGAGGTAACAGACTTCGACACTGAAGTAAGTAACAATACAGATGTAGCGGCTAACACATCTGCAAGACACACACAACATACAGATACTGGAACTACCAGCCAAACGTTCACACTACACAGCGGAGATGCTTCTCCCGTGAAAGTGAAGAACTCTAGCGGTGAGTTACAGGTAAGAAATAATGCCGATAGTGCTTACGCTGATCTGCGAGTAGCTAACCTCACTGTAGAGGGCACTACTACCACGATTAACTCAGAGACGCTTACTATCGACGACAATATAATTGTACTCAACAATAATGAAGCTGGCACTCCTTCGGAGAATGCTGGCGTAGAAGTCGAACGTGGTACTTCAACAAACGCTTCCTTAATATGGGACGAAAGCTCCGATGTATGGAAAGCTGGAGAGTCCGGCTCTGAAACTGAGATCTCATTGCTTGGACACTCACACTCAATCACTGATGTCACTGGGACTAAGGCACAATTTGATTCAGCCTTATCTGACGGTTCGTTCGCCTATTCTGGGGACGCTCCGACAGCGCACGTACATGCTGCTTCAGATGTAACATCTGGAACATTCCATAACGATAGGATATCGCAGAGCAGTGTACTGCAACATGAAGGAGGAATCAACCATGATAATTTGTTTGGATTTTCTAACGATGAACACGTTGCACACAGTACTGTCAGTATTGCCACACAGCATTCATTGACAGGCGGCGGCACTATAGCTGCCACTAGAACATTAAATCTAGTCAATGATGCAGCCTCACCAGGCAACAGTAAGTTGTACGGTACAGATGGTAGTGGCACGAAAGGGTGGTATGATCAACCTATTGCTGGAACAGTTGATGGCAGTGGAGCTGCTGGACAAGTAGCATACTGGTCAGACACTGACACTTTAACTAGTAATGCTATACTAAGCTTAAACCCAGGTGGTAATCAAGTAACAATAAATGACGGGGTGTTAAGCCTTGAGGAGCGAGCTGCTGCTATAACTAGCTCTGCTGGTTACGGGCAGATATGGGTAAAGAATGACAGCCCAAATAACTTGTACTTCACTGGCGATGACGGTGTGGATATAAAGTTGAATTTAGTAGTTGGTACTGATGTTCAGGCATACAGCTCTAACCTAGATTCATGGGCAGCAGTAAACGAATCATCTTATTACAACTCTACGGAGACAGACAGTGCGATAAGTACTGCTGTAGGAGATTACACTCTGACTACTGACTTGGCATCCACAGCTAACGCTAAAGGGGCTAGTCTAATAGGAATAGAAGATAGTGGGACATTGTTTGCTGCCACTAATGTAGAAGCAGCTTTAGCCGAGCTTGCTGGAGCAAGTTATGTAGACGCTACTAATGGTGCGGCCAATCGCATAGCTGTATTCACTGATGTGGATACAGTAAATGGTGATGCTGACTTTACCTGGAATGGTACTACGCTAGTAGTTAACGGACAGAGTACGATACAGCAATATAACAATGGAGCTAATAGTGTGTTTACATATAAAGCTGGAGGACAAGATCTCAACAGCTTTAGAATGGTTACTGATTTAGATAGTTCGGCTAATCTTGAATCCGTCAAATTTACCACATATACGACCTCTGCGGCTGCTGATGCAGGACAGTTTATTTTTGAGGTGGATGAAACACAGAAGCTTGTTATTGACAGTGGAGGAATAGAAGTTACAGGAACTATTACTGGAGATTTAACCGGTAACGTAACTGGGAATGTCTCAGGAACAGCTGCTACTGTAACAGCGGCAGCCCAACCTAACATTACAACACTTGGGACATTGACCTCATTGACGGTAGACACTATAAACATAGACAGTAATAACATAACTGGCTTAAGTGGAAATCTCAACATTACTCCAGCAGCGGGAGGAAGCATCACTTTAGATAATACAATAGACATTGATGCCGGTGTAGTTACCGGAGCCACGTCAATTACTTCTACCAGTTTTGTTGGAGACTTGACTGGAAATGCTGATACCGTAACAACTAATGCGAATCTTACTGGCGAAGTTACCTCTACAGGTAACGCAGCAGTAATAGATTCTACTGCTATATCTAATAAGACTCTAGTGACTGCCGCTACTGGCGACATGTTTTTAATTACCGATGCATCTGATTCTGGAAACTTAAAGCGAGTTAATGCCATTGATTTTCTAGGTACAGGTACTGTTACCGCTACTGACGGAGCAGATAATCGGATTGCAGTGTTCACTAACTCTTCAAATATTGAAGGTGACGCAGGACTTACTTGGGATGGAGTAGGTAATAAGTTCATTGTTGAAGGTGATATCCTTATAAATTCTGACGGAGGAAGTCCAAGTTTATCTCTCAAAGAAGACACAACTAATAATGTCGGTCTATATACCACATTCAATTCAGGCAATCTAGAGAGAGCTTATATCAACACTAAAAGTGATGGCGGAGCTGACTACGGTAGATTTGAAATCTATGTAAAAGACACTCTAACACTCACACTAGATGACGATGGCGCAGATTTAGAAGGAAGTTTGTTCCTTAAAGAGCAGGCAGCCGCTGCCACTGATGTCACAGGTTACGGACAACTCTGAGCTAAGACTGATGGATCATTATGGTTCACTGATGATGTGGGAACCTCTACAGATCTACTTGCTGCCGCATCTGGAATGGCAAGCTTTACTGTTACCGCTGACAGCGGGACAAACCAGACAATAACTAACGCACAAACATTAGACATAGCTGGAGGTACTAATATCACAACTACTGTTGCGGATACCGACACTGTGACCATCAATTTAGATAGTCACAATCATACTATGTCAGAACTTAGTGATCGCACTGAGTACATAATGATAAATGAATTCCTCGCAAGTACTACTATCGAGGATGGAGACGGTGAGGTAGCTTCAATGATACCCGTCGACTTAAACAATTACTATATTATCTCTATGGAAGCTAAAGCTGTTTCAGCTACCGGCTCGGACGCTACTACTGTAACGGTCGAGAAGAATGGTACGGCAATAACTGGGTTAACTGTGACACTTAATACAGGCAACTCTTGGTACGCTTCCGATACGCCTACTAGCTCGACGCAAGTGGCAACTGGAGATATACTTAGACTTTCAATTTCCTCTACCACTGGGACCGCCACAGGTTTAGTTGGAGTAATTAAACTGAGGAAAACATCTTAAAATTAAATAAAATAATATAATCATGCCTCAATTTTTTGTAGACGCAAATAGAACTGCTTTTGACGCGAAGAAAAGAACTTTGCCAACGGAGATTTATTTGCCAGTAAATTTAGGACGTGCGACGGCAAAAGATACTACCGATTCTGTCGGTTCGTTTTTGGGTGCAACTCCCTCTGACTCAGTTAACTTGTGGGAATGGATTGAATACAAAAGTGCAGCTGACCCTGTAACTGATGTAGCAGATCTTAGAACCCTATCTGGAACTTCTGACGGAGATTCAACACTTGGTACCTTCACCGGATCAACTGTTGCTGATGGAGAAACGATTAAGGGAGCTATCCAAGATTTGGAAACTGCTTTCGAAGCGCTTACTGCGCCATCGTATTACGCAGATGTAGTATCTACTACTAATGTAACTTTGTCTGGGGAACAGACTATTGACGGAGTATTAACTTCTGCCAGTAGAGTTCTCTTAACAGGGCAAACAGATACCTCTGAGAATGGAGTGTACACAACTGCTGCTGGAGCATGGACTAGAATTCCAGAATTAAACAGTGCTGGCGAGTTTACTAAAGGTAAACTTATCTCAGTACTTAGTGGAACAACTTACTCTGACACTGTTTGGATGAACCAAGCGGCTGTCGAAACCCTTGAAACAAGTGGTATTACCATATCCCCACTTAGCGCTACTGCTATAGTACTTGATACTACACCACAGCTTGGTGGAATGCTTGACGTAAACGGACAAGCTATTGGAGATGGAACTAACGAACTTATAGTATTTTCTGAAACTGGCTCAGCCGTGAATGAAATTACTATTACTAACGCAGCTACTGCTGGTGCTCCTAGCATTACAGCTAGTGGTGATGATACCAATATTGCTCTTAACCTTGACGGTAAAGGTACTGGAGATGTTACCATCTCTGATTCTAACCTTGCTGTTACTGGCAACATTACTGTTACTGGTACTGTAGATACCAGAGATATCGCAGATGATGGTGACGCTATAGACAACTTAGTCACCTTGAGTGGTGTAGCTAAAGATGCAACTAGTGTTGGAACAATTGACGAAGGTGCTATTATCTCTGACACTACTATAGTAGGAGCTCTTGGAGAACTTTCCGTAGACCTCGACGCTATGCGTATTCTCAGTGGGGTTGCTGCTGAAGCTGTTGATTTAGGAGCTATCGCTGGCGGCAATGTCGTCACTGATAACAGTACTATACTCACGGCAATCACTGAGCTCGACGTAGATCTTACGGCATTACAAACTGCTGTTGGAATTAATGCAGAAGCTACTCACTTGGGAGTATTCTCAGGTACAACTATTAGCGATAATCAGACTGCTAAGGCTGCGATTCAAGCTTTAGAGACTGCTCTCGAAGTAGAAGAAAATACTGGCTACATCAGCCTTACTAAGGTAGGAGCTGTTGCTGATGGTAATCACGACTTGTTCGTAATCCCAGCCGCACTGAATGGTTTAGACATCAAACGTGTCGATGTAGCTGCTGCTTCTGGTGCAGGTACTTGTGATGTACAACTCACCTCTGGTGGTGATAATGTACTCACATCTGCTCTAAGTATTAGCGGAACAACTGCTGCTTCATCTACTGGTATAGCAGATGGAGGACTCGCAACTGGTGAACTCTTGATTGCAGTTATAAGTAGTTATTCAGCTACCCTGACCGACATGGCAATAACTGTAACATACGGACCTGCGTAAAAAACTAACAATGAAATATCTACTGTCTTTACTACTGATGTTAACTATGATCATGAGCTTAAATGCTCAACGCAATGATTATAGACTATGATTTACACAACTAAGTGTACAAGCACCGATATGTATTGACGGAAGAACTGAAGCATACAAAGAGTTTGGGCACAGTCCTAACTTTGAGTGGGAGGCTGGATACGAATGGCACTTGGATGCCGGATGAATCGCTCCAGTCACCCAACTCACGTATGCAGTTGACCGAGATATATTCAAGCATAAGTCTAGAAGTTACCTCCGATTAAAGCAGGGGTTTGACTTCTTACCTGATGAAGATAGTGATCTCATAGTATTCTTACCTATTCGGAATATCAGGTTAACTGGATGGAAGTTCTGGAAAGGAGAATACAATTCCCCATTTCTTACCGAGATGCGCTGGAGGTACAACGACGATTGAAAATTTAGACTGGCTTGGGAATTCTATAAGGATACCTTTCTTGTAAGAGCCGGAGTCACAATAAACATATACAAATGGTAATTACAACTGCAAGTGATTGTGGCAGTCTAACTGTTACGTCACCATTGTTTGTAGATTCACAAGAGCCCACATATACACTTGAATACAAGTCTTGTGGTGACACAGAGTTTACTACGATGGATATAACGTTCGGTACTGGGATACCGCAATATACCATTACCCCAACTATGCTTGGACAAACGGATGAGATTTGTGACGGTATCTACTGTTTCAAACTCACTGCTACTTATACTGACGAATCCATAGCTGTGGAGTATGCTCAGGAGTTTGTAGATTGTGTTGCCAAGTGTAATATAGTAGACATTATGATGGAGACTTTGAGCTCGGATGTTCGTCAATGGTACGAAGCCGTGCATGACTCCACTGAATGTTTCTACTGTGATTGCGAAAAGACTTGTGACCTATACCAAATCTATTTAGATATAGTGGCCAATTCAGAGGCCAACCTAAGTAATCCCTGCACGAAATGCTAACCTATAAATGCGTTGCAACGCACCTGCGACATAAAGGCGTTCTAGAAAAGAAGTACGGCTTGCACTGCAAGACTGGGGACTGCTATGCGTCTATCGCAACAGAGTATAGAAATATATACTTTATTAGAAATAACTCTAGCTGTTTAGATACGGATTCATGCATTCCTACCAAACCTTTAAGTTGTACAGGAACTCCCATCTGTCCAAGTATACTCAGTAATTGTGAACTCACATTAACTGATATTACACCGATAGATACAAACTGCACCGTATTTGGGATAGTACAAAACCCTACAGTATAATGATAACAGTAACTATAAATTTAAGTATAACTGGAGGGACAGCCCCTTTTAAGTACTGGGTAACACACACTTGTCCAGACGCTGTTGTGATAACGAATCCTACTGGCACATCTACTACTGATACTATAGATGTGACCGTACAGTTTCCGAACACGACAGTTCTAACTAATTGTGCTAACCTGTTTACTCTTAGAGTGGAAGACGCTTTAGGATGTATTGGAGAGTGGAGTATCGGATTTCATAATCCATGTGTAGATTTTTCTTTAGGCACTGTACAAAATTCTGCTCCATATACCTACTGGGTTAGCCCTACAGGTAACAATGGACCAGTGACGTACTCATGGTCAATACCTTCATTCATGGAGTTCTTGAACAGTACCAGTACAGATGACGTAATACATCTTAAGATTAAGGATAATTACTCACCTCCTGCTGGGGGTATATCTGGAACTATCACTGTCTTTGGTACCGATGAGGTAGGGTGTACAGCAACTGCTACTACTGTAGTCAGTGTATGTAAACCTACAGCATTTGAACAAGAGTACTCAGCTTACTGTACTGGTAACGGGGAAGACCCATTCTACATAGTAGAGTGGTTGCCGATCTGAGATCCAGCAATCTCTCCTTGTGAGGAGGGTCAGTGGGCTACAGTAAATGGCGTAAGCGATTCCATCAAGGATTGGTATAGAGTGGATACAGGGGTACAAGAAACCTCTATTAGCACTGAGTTAATATTTGACGGGAAGATACAAGCTAGACCATTCTTCAGTCAAGATTTAAGCTTAACAGATCCAGTGACGTACAAGGCAGTTTACACAGTAACTACTTTGAACGGTGTTGTGACTGACCCTACTACTCTACTACTCACAGTATATCCATGTGAAGAGGGAGGAAGACCTATGGGCATTACTTTAAATGCACAGGCTAACTGCCTTGGAGATGATATAGAACTTGACTTAGAGGACATAGTACACTCTAGCAGTAGTACTATTGACTGGACCACATTCAACATAATCACTGACGCAGCTGTTGCAGGAGCTACAACCTCTTGGGATGGTGTAACCAGAACGCTGACTTACAGCCCTGGTGTACTAGCTGGAGTAGATAAAGTTGAATGGGAAGTAGCTGATGCAAACGGTATATTCTCAGGAAAGATAAACATTTACTTTGATTTGGACTGTCCGGCTGTGATTACAGCCACTGACGACACGGCATGTGTAGTCTGCGGAACTACTACAAGTATAGACGTACTTGCAAATGACGTAGGAGACTTTGACCCACTGTCGTTACAGATAGCTCAGTTCCCACAATATGGAGCTGCTACCGTAATCAATAACGAAATAGTTTACACCATCCCAGCCAATGTAGCTGGAACGGATGTAATCAAATACCAAGTTAAGAATAGAAATCATACCGGGGTATCTAACCTCGGAACCTTAGACATAGAAATAGTATGCGCTGGTTCAGATAACTCTACTTTAGCTTGCTAATTTAAATAAACCTATAATATAATATAAAATGGCTTGTACATTTAATTTATTTGATAGACTTACTGGTACACCGCAGACTGGGGGAACTTGGTCAAAAGATGGTGGTAACCCACAAGACGTTGTGTTGACTGGAGCTCACTTAGGAACTTTCGATCCTTCAGGGCTAGTCCTGGGAACTTACACGTTTACCTATTCTGTAGGTGCCGTGCCTTGCGACGATACAGCTGATGTTGTAGTAACCGTTAACGCGACCGCAGTGGCTGGTGATGACGTATCCAAGACTTATTGTACCACTGATACCACACAATACAACCTGTATAATTTGATTACAGGTAGTCCGGATTCGGACGGTGATTGGCAAGCTGGCACATCTGGTGTAACTTCAGCTGGTTATGACGATAACAGTACTTCAACTGTTACTGACGATACGTTCCAACCTAGCTTAGTGGCAGAAGGTACCTACGTGTTCATCTATAACGTGAATCATGGTGATGGTAATACACCTCCTGGTTGCGATAGTTGTACCGACAGCTCTACTTTAACTATTAACGTAGTTGCAACTGGTGACGCAGGTGGAAACGGCGTAGCTACTGCTTGTAACTAATAACTAACTACAACACATGGCTTCTACTAGATTTTTATTTGATCATTTAACTGGAAGCCCTGACAGCACTGGATCATGGACTCTGGTCTCAGGGCCGGGTAGTGATGCAGACCTAAAAGTAAATGGTACCCCGCAGACTATCACTTATGGTAACTCTGTGGGTACTAACTACTTTGTTAACATAGGGTTTGACTCTACTATAGGAACTGCAACTGGTGTGTACGTATTTAGATATACTACTGGTGTATCTCCTTGTGAGGATACTGCTGATGTGACGATTACTGTATCTGCACCACCGACTTTTGATGTATCTGAGGATATATGCCTATGCCATTCAGGTACAGATGTAACGGAAGATATATGTAATTGTCAGGTAGTGGATGTTGGTACAAATACAGCAGATACGATATGTTTCACATAAATAAACAATTATGGCTGACTTTCTTTTAAAAGATTTTGACATACTTAATGGTGGAGACGGTACTCCATCTGTAGTAGATCCAGGAGGAGCTTGGAGATTAACCGCAGCCCCCGAAGATTACAATGGATACATTCGTTTCGATACTCCACCTAATGGAGATCAGGCGGTAGCCGTTGGGCAATTACTACCCGGAGACGATGATCCCAAGATCTTGTTCACAACTGGCAGAGGTAAATTCGTTCTGACGTATGAACTTTCTGGAGAATGTGATCAGACCGACGACTACACGATGTGATACATGGAAAATGATTACTTTGTCCATGCCAAGGATATAGGCGTTATAGCAAATGGCGACACTTTTGATAGCAAGGTTTTGTCTTGTTACCACCGATCCGATAATCCTGGATTACCGTCTACTAGCAGCGTCAATGATGAGGACTGCTGGTTCACATTCACGACACCCTCTTCTGGGGGATTCATTGGACAAAGTTTGAGTATTGACAGTATAAATACTGACGAGCTGGAGAACCCACAAATTCGTATTTACTCTGATTACGATACCGAGATTAATGAAACCTCTGTTATTACAACCTCTTCGCAGCAACGTAGAGAATACACAGGAGTAAACAAATGGACTACAAATACTCAGTATTGGGTATGGGTGTCTAATCTAAACACTAGTAGTCCTGGAGGGGAATTTAGATTTACATTTCAATGGTACTAGAACATGGCAACAATTAATTTAAAAACAAAACACGAAGAACTTGTAGGAGGTTCTGTGGACCCAGGAGGTACTTGGACAATCACCGATCACGATGGTGGGTTCCCAGTCTCCATAACTGTAGATGGATCATCAAGCTCTTATGCGGACAATGATACAATAGGATCAGATGACAACCCCGAAGTTGCTTTTGCTTCTAGAGGAGTCTATGAGTTTACGTACTCAGTATCAGCTGGGTGTGTAGCGGCTTCGGCCACAATGACTATTACAGTGCAGGGTCCAGCAGCGAGTATCACTGACGATACATCTAGCTGTACATACGAGATCTCTTTAACTAATCCTACCAGTGGAACTAATCTCACAGCAGATTTGTCTGTGGCGAACAACTCCTCTGATATAACATTAGAGATGCGTAAAACTATCGACCGAACTTGCTCACCAGTAGCAGGTTGGACTGAAGTAAACATCTTAGATGAGACGCTAACAGCCACAGGACAGCTGTGGTCGGGCGTTCGACAGGCAGATGGAGCCTTCCTATACGACGGAGATTATATAACGACTCTGCGCATTTATAGGAGTTATCCAAACAACTTCATGCTAGTCAATCTTAATCCTACTACCTCTCCATACCTTACAGGTGTGTGCGGTACAGTGGATGCCAATGATTTACTGTATGATGGTAGCTCCCCAAATACATTCGCTACCGCAGTTAAATGCGTGATAAAGAATGCTATACACGGTTACTGGGGCTTAACCGAAAATACGAACTATAACATAGAGGTACTAGCATCTGGAGCTTCAGGCTCTGGCAGCATCAGTATACGATTCAAAGCTAAGAACAACCCTACTACAAGCCCAGCTTGGGTAGGTATTGACAGTTTGAATATACTCATGAAGTACTACTCTAATGGTACACTTACAGATAGTTATTATACAAATGGATTTACAGCAGCAGCTGTAGTGAATTCCTATGTCATCTCTGACAGTACTCCTTGTGGAGTGTTAGGAGGCACTTGGACTCCAGCTGCAATTCCTTTCTTGGATGAAAACCATTTGACCTATAACTCAATTGTGCCGACAGTTACGACACTAACGTACTCCCCGTACGGAAGCCCTACTACATCCGTGAACTGCTCAGTGACTCACTTAGACGCTGACGATACACAAAGTTGTAGTCAAGGCAGGACATATCAGTGGGAAATAGATACTGGAGGCGGCTATGTCTCGCAAGGTAGCACCACTGAGGTTATAGATGTTACGACTGCGGGTGACTATCGCGTCACGATCAGTTGCTTAGATCAAGGGTGCAGCAATGTTTCTGCGCCTGTGACAGTGACGTAATATAACACCACACATATAAAAGTTAAAGAGGGGAGTAGGCGTAAAGCCACACTCCCTTTTTTGTTATTAGCGTACTGGAAAATATTTAATTATAATAACTATATTATGGCTACAAGATTAGAACACATTTACGCGATACAAAATCAGTATCACAGAGGGTCTAAGCCTGACGATGCTAAGTACCCTTCCAACCGATTAGTGGAACATTTTCTAAACACTATGAGGGCGTTGCTGGTTAAACGTAAACAAGACAAGCACTACACTATATCGCCAATGACATATCAGACTGTGTGCATACCTCTAGAGGTTTCTTCCTATGAGGAGTGCAGCTGTTTGGATGAGGAGATTCTACCGCTGTTGGAGGATTGTACTTTACTGAAGTCTAAATGTCCACTACCGTCCGAGATAACATCTAGGTGGGGTACATCAATAGACGTCAAGTATTTGAATGGTAATCCAGTCCCACGCACTAGTATGACCTCTAACAAATATGCTCCCTACTCGTTAGCAGGAGCTGGACAAGTCGAAGGTTGGTTTATAGGAGACAACTCATACTTATATGTAATCAACTCAAGCATGTTACAAGTGGTACTCGCCAGAGCTTTATGGGAGAACCCAGCAGACCTAGATGGCTACTGCGACTGTAATGAAATCACCATAGGAGGTGGTAGTAACGGTAGCGGAAGCACTACATGCCATGACTCACTTACAGAGGAATACCCGATTGACGCTGAGTTAGTCGAACCTCTATACAGTATGGTTATGGATAAGTTGTATAGGTCACAAGCACTTCCCATCGACAACATGAACGATGGAAGAGAAGTTGAACACCTAAATGCATTAGATCCTAATGAAAGACAATAAGAGATCTTATACTCTACAAGACATCTACGAACAGTACGACAACCCCCACGACCTAGACAAAGCAGACTATATAAAAATATGCAGGGCATTTAATTACTACCTAGTCCGATCACTTATCGAGACTGGGTATGCTTATAAATTACCCCACACACTAGGCACAATTTCCATACGTAAACGTAAGGGAGGTGGAGGACTACTGAACTTTAAACATTATAATGAGACTGGTGAGAAGGTTTATTTAAAGAACAAACACTCTGAGGGATACTACTGTAAGTGGATTTGAAATAAGTCCAGACCCCAGTGTGTACTCAGAGATCCACAGTTGTATTCTTTCAAAGCTACTAGAACTAATAATAGGGCTTTAGCTAAGGCTGTAAAAGGCAAGAACACAATGAAAAAATATTTTACTTATGACAAGAATCCGGTATACATCAATTAAATCGGTTCTATACGATTTGTCTACGCTTGTTCCAGAGAACGAATGGAATGACTTAAAGTTTACGGAGTGAGCTATTAAAGCCCTACGTAAGTTGAAGTCTGAAGTTAAATTAGAAGAGGCCGTAGCTATTAGGAATCTAGTAGAACACAAAGCGCAGCTGCCTAACGATCTAACGTATCTTACGCAAGTTGCCTACCGACCAGAGTTACCATCTGATGAGATAGAGGAACTCACACGAATCATGAATCTCCAAGGGGAAGAGTGGAACACAGCGGTAACAGACCATATGTTTAATCCTAGCGGACTTCCAGAGAAAGCCGTACGATCATTATATGCGTCTGGTTTGAACAAGTGGTACCCAATGCGAGCTTCTAGTTCTCCATTTATGTCTGGAATACTTATTACTGGCACTCCTTACAACAGCGTAGATTGGACAACTCCTAACTTGCAGGGGGATCACGAATACATAGTCGATTCAAGCATGTGCTTAACGTCGACGCTCTCTGATGCGGTGTTAGCTATATCGTATATGAGATACCCCGTAAAAGCTAATGGGGACACACTTATACCCGACGATGAGGATTTGAAAGAAGCAATAGTACACTACTGTCTGTATAGATACTGGTTGACTAGAAGTTTCTTACGTGAACCAAACGCCGACAAAGAAAGAGACTATCATCTGTCACGGTACGAGGTGTTAATGGCCAAGGCTGGCGGAGAATTAAACTTACCTACTTTAGATGAATTAGAAAACCTCAAGAACCTGACTAACCGATTAGTTCCTAGATCTAATCAGTACGACAACTTCTTTAGTAAGTTGAACAACAGGGAATCTGCTGACACCATGTCACACTGAGGTAATCATGATACTAACAATTATGCCAACTAAATTTAACAGTTCGAATACATTTCAGGCTGGTATGAACAAGGATGTTAATCCTAAGTTTCAACCTAAGGGAACCTATCGGTTCGCTCTGAACGCTGTGTTAGAGGTTAAGGAAGGTTTGCAAGGTAGTATACTTAATGAGATTGGTAACACATTCTGCCAAGTGATTCACGATGAATCAGGCGCTACTATAGTAGGACATGTACTGACTGATACTAGAGACATAGTATTGTTCCTAGCATTCCATTCTGGTAACTCTGCGATAGCAACTTGGAACCCTGATACATGTGAGTACACGGAGTTGCTGAAAGGTAACTGCTTAAACTTTAGTACTAAGCATCCAGTGTTCGCACAGTTTAGAATACGAGGTGGTTGTGACAGGGTAATATACTTCACGGATAAACACAATCCATATAGAGTATTTAACTTAGACCAACTCAACAGATATAAAGATTCTGACGGGGATGTAGATTGTGATAGATTACTTTACTCTAGGAACGTAGAACGCCCTTGCATTAATGTTGATAGAATCAACGAAGGTGGCGGACTCCTACCCATAGGGGCTTATCAGGTAGCTGTTCAATACTTGGACGAAGAACTTAACCCGACTAATTATTTTTATATTACTGATGCACTTTACCTTGCAGATGAATCACTGAACTCTCTCAATGAAGAGATAGATGGTGGATTCAATATCGTAGACCCAGACGCAAATATACTCGGCGGAGTACCTTTAGCTAACAAATCAATTACGTGGTCGCTGTCTGATCTAGACACCAACTTCTCGTATTACAAGTTAGCTATATTGGTTTCTGAATCTGCTACAGGAAGTCTCAGTTCTGCCTATGAAACAGACGAGCAGACTATATCTGGTACAGAGGATTTCTACACGCTAAGTAACTTAGAGGATATCAACTTTACTTCTATAGACAACGTCATTGTGGATCGTCCTGCGATAAACAAAGTAACTGACCATGCACAGTTGGATAACAGATTGTGGTTGGCAGGTACAATGAATGACGGATACGATTGGGCAAAGGTGCAGCAAGCAGCTAACACTATCACTTCTAAGTGGACTACGGATACAGTTCCAACGAGGGAGACCAAACGGTTTCCAGAGTACCAAGTTAAGTTGCGTAACTACATGCGTGATGAAGTTTATGCATTCTCTATATGGGGAGTGTTTGCTAATGGTACAAGAACTCCAGCTTTCCATATCCCTGGAAGGGAGACGATGGTTAACCCAGGAATAGGTGATGAGACTGATAATTACAGAACATCGGTACCAGCAGGAGCGAATTGGGATACTTATCCAGTAACTATTGGAGGCTTGAATGCTTACAATAAAAGTAACAGCATAGCTTCACTAGAGGATGTGAAACACTTAGGTTACGAGGCTTCTGACATAGGAGAGACTATTGATCGTTGGAGAATATACAACACTGCTACGTACGATGACTTTGAGAGGACTGAAGGGGAGATGGCATACTACGAGTGTAACACTAGGTACCCTGACCTGAAAGACTGTAGCGGGGATTTCATATTCCCAACTACGACAATAGACGGTGAAATCGTACCGGCAAATGTACGTCATCACAAGTTTCCTGATACTAAGACTAGTCCATTATTTAGAGCTGGTGACTTAGATGCGCTAGCTTGTTTAGGTATCAAATTTGATCTGTCACAGTTCTTGGCGGACGTAGGAGATATTGAGGTTGAAGGTTGAGTTATCGGTGTAGCAAGACGTAACGCTACAAACAGAACTATATTTGACAAAGGATTACTGTTTGCTGGACAAACTTCAGACAAAGACCTTGGAGGCGACACTCCACGTATAGGCAAAGATGATGTGATCTTCACAGGTTGGTTAGCTGACAGGGCTGTTGGACATAACCTAACACATACACCTAAAAGTGCTTGGTACTTCTCACCTAAAGAAACACACGCACGACCAGCAATTGCAGGTTCGTACGTAAAACTGGAACGTTTACACCCATCAAATATCGGTTACATACAAAGTGACATACGATACTGGTTCGGTACTCTTGGTACCTCATTAACCCCAGTGTTTGATTTTGGTGGTCGTGGACAATTCTTACCACTAGACACGTACACCTACATGGATCGAGTGGAATTTTACACGGTGGAAATTATCGACGGACCACCGCTTGGTAGTAGTAACCCATGAGGGGTAACACAAACTAGCGCCTCAGGTACTAAAATACGTACCCATATTTACTCTAGACATATGCTGAACCTAGAGTTTGAAGAAGACTATAGGTATCACCAGTTTAGTACCGACATACAGGCAACTAGTGGAGTACGTAATGACGCTTGTTATGTAAGTATTAAGACTAACAACGAAGTGTACCCCGATCTAGAATCTGTTATATATCATCCAGTATCTAATTGTTATTACACCAATGGCACTACTGTCTACGGTGGTGACACATTTATAGGTAGATATCATACGACCACAAAAAGCACGTTAGATAAAGGCCCTGATGAAAAAGACTTGGGGGATAGAAGTTTGATTGCTGCGTATGTTGAATCAGAACTTAACCATGAGTACAGGCATGACGGTATCTTAGAGGATTGGCAGTCCACTTGGAAAGGTGAACTGGTTTACAATAATCAGAATAACAATGAAACTATCCGGGAGTACTTAAGCCCGGAGATTGACTTTTCTGATATCGAAGCAGACAGAAACCCAGCTGATTACTTTGGATACAATAAAGATTTCCAGAAGTTGAACAACGAGAAGCCTAACTTCCCATTGTCAGACTCGTATGATTACTGTGATGCTTGTCCAAACAAATATCCATATAGAATCATGTACTCTGAGAAATCATTCCAAGAAGAATTGGTAGATAATTATTTAATTGTAAAGGCTAACAACTACAGAGATTTAGATGGAGACTCCGGACCAATTACCAGACTCTTCACCGACAAGGATAACCTATTCGCACTATCCACTAAAGCTTTATGGACTGTACCTACTAGGCCACAGACGTTGCAAACATCTGAGGGTACTATATATGTAGGTACAGGAGATGCGTTGGCACTACCGCCAAAGCGTGTAGTTTATCCTGGGTTTGCTTACGGAGGCACTAAGGATATATTGTCACTAGTCAGTACAGAGTATGGGAGTGTATGGGCAGATAGTCTAACAGGTAAGGTATTTCATTGGCGAGGACAATTGGAAGAGATCTCTTCTAATGGTATGCGTAACTGGTTTGAAGAGAATACTAAGTCTAAGATAAAGGAACAGATGTTTGCTTTCTCTTTGGAGAACAACATACCAAGCGTACCAACTGATTTATATGGTGTAGGTCTAGTGGGCACGTATGATCCTAGATATCGAAGATACATATTAAGTTTCCGTGACTACGAGATACTTGACATGGAGAACTTCGAAGGTGGTGTGGAAGGATTTGAATCATTAACCTCTTACAATCCTAGTAAGCTATACTTTGACCTAACTGCGGGAGACTTCTTTAGGGTTAAGTACATTGCTGCTACTGGTTGGTACAAATTACCTATACCGTATTTGGATAGAAACACATTCCGTAACAGATCTTGGACGGTGTCATATTCATTTCCACACAAGGCTTGGGTGAGCTTTCACTCATACTTACCAGCATACATGTTCAATGATGAAGATACATTCTATACTGGATTACATAATAGTCTGTGGATGTTCACACATAACTACGGGGAACATCAGAAATACTATGGAAAGAAGTACGACCATATACTAGACTTTATCGTGAATGAGCAACCAATACTGGATAAGACTTATAGTAGCCTTAAAGTAATAAGTGATATCAGTCGGTATGATGAGGAACACGAGAACTATATAGAGTCTCTGCTAGAGTTCTTCACATATGGTATGTTCTACAACTCCAACCAAACTAGTGGTAAGCAACAGATATTTAGGAAGGACGGTTCAAGTCCATTCTTGTCTACATATGATAACCAGAATCAAATGGTACTGGCAGAGAAAGTAGATGAGCACTGGAATATATCTGGGTTTAGGGATCTAGGTATAGGACATAACTCCTACCCAATATGGACAAACGCTTGGGATGAAGTACAGTCTGACTATTATATAGATAAGGTACCTAACCCGGAAGCCATTGAGACAGACAAGAGTCTGTTTAATCACGGCAGGTTTAGGGATGCTTGGCTAGGCGTACGACTATACCATGATGGTGAAGTACAAGGTAACTACAGAATAAACACTGACCTAATTAATACACTACAAAGAATATCTTATAGGTAATGGCAAAGCAAAAAGAAGAATTAGAATATAACTTGGGTGGAGATATAGGTACTGGACTGAGCGCTGCTGCACCTATGATGAGCGCGATTCCTGGGTGGGGAGCTATAGCTGGTATGGGCATGAGTGCCCTAGGTGGATTCCTACAGAGTCGGCAGAACGATGCTCCAGCCACGTATCAACAAACCCAGTCCAACACTAATCCATATGGGTATGTAAAGGGCGGAACTATTAAGGAAGTAATTCCAGGCATAGCTCAGGTAAAGGCTGACACCTCAGCCGAGAACAGAGATGGAGCGCCCGATTCCGTGCAGGTGAATATGGGTGGTACTACGATTGAACTTGCTGGAGACGAAGTAGTATTACTAAATGAAAAAAATAAAGGAGGCAGCCTAGGCGATAAGTTACAAGGAGGGTTCGTACTCTCCAACGCATTAACTATCCCAGGTACCGACAAGACATTTGCATCAGCAGCTGAAGCCCCTCTGAATATGCTGAAGAATGACGAGAACCCAGCTCTCGCAAGGCAGATGCTACAGAACCTGGCCGATCTAAACCAGAAGGAATTAATCAAATCTAATAATAGTTCTGAATATAAATCTGGCGGCAAGCTAACTAACCCTCCTAACAATGACCCAGAGTACACGATACATGCGTTAGCTCCGGGACAGTCTACTAAAGAGTTTGCTAGGGACGCCTTAGAACGCTATGGGGTAACTGACGCAGAGGCTGTTAAAGCCTTGGAAGATGATTTACAGGAAAGTAATCAGTTCGAGCCTTGGCAAATGGCAAATAGGTTGAGTCGTAATTATAGGAAGTCACAACAGAGAATCAAGGTGCCTAAAGACATGACTAAGTATGTCACGATGTTTGATTATCTGAAGGATGAAAAATATGTGGGTGGGAAAGATCTACCTTTCTGGAATCTAGATGATACACGAAAGTTCTACACTAAAAATAAACCACTGCGCAAGCCTAAAGGAGCTAGAGCTATTATGCCCGGAATGTCTACTAGTAAGTACCATGTACCAGCTAACCCTGCTAAGGGTATACCAGCATACGGTAATATGGACGAGTTTCCTGAAGAGGCGCTGCGCGGACACATTGACAAAGTACTGGGCAACTACAAAAAGAAATTCAAAAGACACGGCAAGTCGGATAAATTGTGGAACACAGACCAGGTGATAGCGGGATTGAAGGCGTTACATGATGATACCGGCTACGTGGCTCCAGTGGATCTTCTCTTCGCACAGATGCGTAAGGAAGGTGCGTTTAATCCTAGTGACGGAGGACGTAGTAAGTATACTAATCCAATGAATGTAGGAGAGACAGACAGTAAGACTATCTACAAATTTAAAACTCCCGAAGCTGGTTTTTATGCCTGGGGAAGGTTACTGTATTCAGACTATCTGTCACACAGAACACGGGAAGACTTATATAGCAAAAAAGAAGCCTTCAAGAATCATGGAGACAATAGGTACGCTACTAGCCCCTACTACGAAGTAGGTGGATATGATGAGAAGAATAGATACCACATAGGGGTTAAACAGGCTGTGGACCAATATCGTAAGATGATGGTAGAAGATCCTGAGGCAGCGAAAGCTGGGAAAGCACAGAAGAAAATTAATACATACAGTTTAAAGGAAGGTGATACTCCGTACGAGATAGCAGATAAACTTGGGTTAGACCGAGACGCTTTTCTAGAGTTGAATCGGTTAGCCAGTAATAAGGAAGAGGCAAAGAGTACTGGACTAATAGATCCTAGCACTTTACCTGTAGGCTACGAGTTGATTTATGAAGATGACTTACCTAAAGCACAAGTAAAAATCTCACCTAAAGCACAAGTAAGAATGACGAAAGCAAAACCAGAAAGAGAGGGGTCTGTACCTTCTAACCTTAAGTACTTCATGCCAGCAGGTATGGTACTGGGTAGAAAAGAAGGTGGTTACATTGGATATAACAATGGCGGACCAATTGAGCACGATGACCCGCGCATGGGCGATATAATGCAGCACGTTGTCACAGCGTTAGATATTGAAGATCCAGCTAGTCAAGAAGATTTCCTGAATGACATGGCTAGCCGATACGCTAATATGTGGAATGAAGGGCAGTTTAACAATTGGGACACTTTTTTGGACTATGTCAGTAAACCTAAGGATATGGCTACTGCGCAAGGATTCTTGAATGGAGTACCTGGACCACCCCCAAGTAGAGCCGGATTAGCTCAGGCTCTTGCAGGACTATACGGTAATACATCTGCTGCCCCTGTGGCTCAGACATCCGCTGCTCCAGCACCAGTTACAACACCGGCGGCTACAGCTAGAACTACACCTGCTGCCACAACTACTCCTGCACCAACATCATTTAATCCTAGTACACCATTTAACCCGCTGGTACGAACAGCACCGCAAATAACATCCCCAGCCTTGGCAGCCTCCAGAACAGCTGCTGGCACAGCGGCAGTGAACAATGTAGGTAACATGAATATCACGCCTAGTCCAGTAGCCACACCGAACAAATTCGGAAGGTTCATGGAGAACTTAGGTGGAGCATTCAAAGGTGGAGGCGCTGGTACAGCACTACAGATTGCTGGAGCCCTTGGACAAGGTGCTATGGCATTGTTCAGTAATCAGGGAGAGCAAGCTGCACATACTGTACCTAATAGGTATAGAGAACAGCAGTACAATCCGGCGTCACAACTGCTAGCCAACCAACGAAGCTTTAGTGGTGCCTTGGATATGGCACGCAATAGTGCATCTGGGTTTGGACAGTTGATGAGTAGAGGTCAGCAAAGCTACGCTAACAAAATGGCGGCTGATAGAACTACACTGGACAGAGCACAGCTGATGAACAATAGGTACCAACAACAATACGACCGATCAACACACGCTTTAGCAAATCAAAATGCTAATAGAATGTGGAAAACTGATCAGGTTAATAAGATGGCAAAAGGACAGCGCATGGGCAACTTAGCCACAGCGTTTGGTCAGACACCGATAAATTTGGGACAAGCTATGAACCGACAGGCTGCTAATCAAGAGGCTGTTAGATGGTACATGCAAGCTATTGACCCAGCATTGGCCGCGTCGATTAAGAAACAAATGAACGTAAGATAATGGCAAAGTATCAATATTTTAAACTACAGGCTCCACAATTTCAGCTAGAAGAGACTCCGATACAACCAATGCTACAAGCACTTGGGTACAGACAAAAGAGATTCGATGCCGCTTATGAACTAGCTGGAGACTTAGAGGACCAATACATTGACGCCCTCCCTAAAGATAGGGCTAGGGCTGACGCAATACAAGGTGGCTGGCGTAAAGAGATTGACGACATGGTCAAAAAGTATGATGGTGATTACTCTCAGATGTATAAAGATTTGGGGGGATTGAAGCGTCGTATGACTAGAGAACTCACGCCGGGAGGTGAGGGTTACGAGATAGGACAATCTAAGGCACGCATGAAGGCAGCCTATGAAGCTGGTAAGAAGCAATTAGCTGGCGAGAAGATCACAGGTGACATGCTTAATAACTGGTACAGGTACACTATGGATAGCTACGGAGGCGTACAGAAAGATCCTACTACTGGAGCTTGGACTGGCATACAGCCAGAAGACATAGGAAACTATGTAGATCCGTATGAACTTGGACTAGAAGCTGTTAAAGAACTTGTCCCAGATACATGGGAATACTCACGCACAGACGCTAGCGGCATGTACTTCTACGATAAGAGTGGTAAGGAGAAATATTTATCACAGGATAGAATCCGAGAAGCTGTTTCCAATAGATTGTCCAGCGATGAACGCTACTGGAATATGTTACAGCAGGAAGCTAAGTGGACTGGACGTCCAATGTCATCTGTAATGAATAGATTCCAAACCGATGTTACAGCATTCGATCCATTCGCCTACTCACAGACAGAGAGTGGTAGTGGTATGAGAGCAGACAGCGCAGCTATATATGCTGACAAGAAAGCTATGTTAGAGAATTGGAGACCAGATAGTAGGCCAATACAACCAGCAACTCCAGCTTTCAACAACGCTATGAATATGCCTGACTTTGGTTACACTACAGAGACTGAGGGATACGATCCCGAATTAACGGCTGAGTACTTCGGACACGGCATTAAGCAGAAAGGCACAGCTGATGACCAACTAAAAGCTTATTATGAAAAGCTAGAGGGACCATTCAAATCAGCATTCTACAAGACTATGCGGGGCGCTAAGGCAACTGAGCAAAGAGCTGCTTACGAAAGAGGAGACATGAGTCAAGAAGATTACTATGGATTCGTACAAACTAAATGGAAACAAATTGCTGATAGGGTTGGAAATTACAATAATACATTGTATAAGTATCCTAACGAGTACAAGAACGATGACCTAGATAATTGGGCAGCTATGGCTCAGAATGCTCAGTGAAGAGACATGACTGGTAAGAAGGTTAAGGTACCGAAAGAAGTTGGGGCATTAAAGAATACTGGAACTTCTAGAGCCACTAAGCTAGGGTGGTATCCACAAGGACCGATAGCAACTGGACAAGTGTTTGGTGAAATGGTCATTGATCCTAACAATCCAAAGAAACAATACATCGTAAGTAGAAGTGACAAGGTATCTGGTAACATGAAAGGTATAAATGAGTTGAGATCTCCTTACTATACGGGCAAACCTAGTGGGAAAGTACCAGCTCGTATCAAATACCAAGGTATAGATGTAGGTGTGCTAGCTAGCACTAGATTAGACAATAACCTTAATTTTGTTGTAGACTTATATGATCCAGCTAATCCTGGCGAGGTCATAGACACCATAGAGGATGAAATGTCAGTAGGAGACTTCATGGACAACATGAATGTAGAGGCTGTAAAGAACGTTGTAGGAAATTCAGGTTTAGGTAGTAAAGCACTATTATTCGGAGAAGAGTTAGATTAAATAAATAATTATGCCAGAAATAAAAGATGTCGTAAGGGCCATTCTGCACCAAAAGGCGCAGCAGGGTTTTCTTGCTGGAAATCCTTCTGTAAGCAGAGAGGGTTTTGTAAATCTAGATAAATTTGGGAAATATGACAAGACGCTCACACCTGGAACATGGGAGAACGTCAGAAACTTGTCCCCAAGAATGGCTCAGGAGTACCACAGAGGTACAGAGCAGCCATGAAACCACAAATATGCAAGGGGGATTGCCAACTTTGTCACAGGTACTGCTTCTAAGGTTGGAGCCACTGTAGGTTTTGCAGCCGGAGCTCTCGGAGCGCTAGCAACCGGAGAGTTAAGTACGGTCTACGATAATGCTGTAGTGGACGCCTTTACGAAGGCTGAAGCGGCTATGGAGATACCTATTTACGTAAAAAGACAGTATGCTGAAGGCAACCTTATACATAAGATGGGTACCACTGAGTTCTGAGCTAAGGACTTAGGAGAAGGTCTTGAATTCTTGGCCAGTATGTTTATACCAACTTACGGTATAGGACTTGCAGGTAAGGGTTTACAGGCTGTAGCTAAATCTGCTAAAGTGGCTAAGGGATTGGCTCGCGGAGAGCGCGTGCTTACTACTGTACTGAACAGTACAGTTGAGGCAGGGTTTGAAGCCAAACATGCTAACGATGAGATTAGAGACCAGCTAGCTAGGCAGAGGGGGTACATATCATATGATTTATTACCACCTGATATACAACAGGAGATCTCGGTTTTAGCGGGACAAGCTGCTGCTAGAACTTTCTGGGGCAATATGATTGGTCTGATGTTACCCAACTATCTGGAGTCTGGTTGGGCTAGGAGTATTATGGGGTTTGACAAAGCAGGTTCCAATGTACGACAAGCCATACGTAAGAAAGCACTATCCCCTGACGATATAGTTAAGGCTAAGTCCAAGTGGAAAGCAGCTACTAAGGGTCTGGTGTCCGAGGGTCTTTGGGAGGAGAACTTTCAAGAAGCTGTAGGACAGTTTGAAGCTAGATTAGCGGAAGGTAAGATCGAAAGAGAAGACTACGCTAAAGAATTAGTACGTAACCTCAGCAACAATGCATGGGGTTTTGCTCGTGCAGTACCTAACTTACCGTTCGCACCGTTTGGTGTAGACTTCGGTATAGCTGCTAAGGCTGGCACTGAGCAAGATGCTGGTGCCACTGCTATCGCACTCGGAGCTATCATAGGTTCTGGAATGAGTACTGTGTCGCAAGCGATGGACAACGCTAGACTGCGAGAATCAGCTGAGCGTGAGAACTCACTTTGAGGTGACCTAGTGAAGTTCAAGGAAACATTAGACAAGATACTGGTTGACGATCAGAAATCTATATATAAAACTTTCGGAACTGAGACCGACGAAGAAGGTAACGAGACTCCTATCTATGTTAATCCTAAGACTGGAGCTACCGAGATTGACCCAGATAAATTACGTAATCTAGCTCTGGCTAACACTGTAGACTTAAACTTCTTTGATGAAGCTGTGTTTGCAGATGTTAACAACGATGAGTTGTGGGCCACATTCAACGATAAGATGGCGGCAGCCTCATATGGGTGGTACTTAGGATCATCCGGGATATCTAAAGAAGATGCACAAGACTTACTTGAAGGTAGAGAAGATGCCAATGAGATACTGTCACTCATGGACTCGTTTGAAGAAGCGGAGAGGGACTCCCAGACTTCCGACGATATTCGTGGTGAGCAGGTCGACAAGAAATTTAAACGGTTCTTGCATAGGATCAATTACTTCCTTAATGCTCGTGGCAAGATGCTGGACGAGATGTATAGTAAGAACCCTGAGGTTATCGGTCCTATGGTGGAAGATAATCAGGCAGCTTTACAGAAGGTAACTAACGCTAGCTCTAGGAAAGCTTTGAAGAGTGAGTTTGTAGAAGCTGTAGGTGGTATAGATACTCTCAATAGAGAGGTTAAAGAACTAGAGACTGAGTTTGAAGCTGTTAAGAAGACTGACCCAGCTAAGGCTGATGAGATAGCTAGGAAGATAAGTACTAAGAACTATCTAATGTCAGAGAGAATGCACGTAGACGGCTACGATGCAAACTTACAAGGTATAGATGCGGAGAACAACAAGGCGCTTGTAGATGAGTACTTTAGGTCTAAGCATAACAACCCTACTACCTTAGGTATGAACCCATCAATGGCGGTAAGCTACCAGTCATTACGGGATCGTAAGTACTATAGGTTAGGTAAAGCTTACATGGCCGCTAAGGATATCAACGACATAGCTGATGAATTTTTAGAGGAAAGAGATATTGATGACTTGAGTGTAGGTATTGAAGCGCTCAGAGGATCTGCTAAATATTTTAATGGTGAGAACTCTGATGTAACTGCTGCTACCGAAAAGATAAATACAGCGTTAGATGAAGAAATAGACAAGATAAACATAGGACTTCAGGAAGTAAACGAAGCCATGTATAATTTGGCCGGTGAAAACCTGGGTGCTGAAGAGACGAAGTTAGTAGCTACGCATCTGAAGGATACACAGAGTCAGTTACAAACACAGATGGGTCGTATTAAGTTGTTACGCGAGGAGATGTCCTCAGCGCATGAAGCTATTAATGCTACTGACGATGAGTACGCTGCATGGAATACTGAGGATGGTCTGAAGATGGAACACTTCCGTAACCTGACTAAGAAGATATGGGCATTAGATAGCTTAGCTCTGGAATCATTCGATAACCTTGCTAAGACTATGCAGTTCATGCAACTGTTGTTAGGAATAGAAGCTGCCTTCGAGGATAGAACTGACATCAGCGATGACCTAAAGGCAGATGTAGCTGCTGAAATACTACAGCTTAAGGAGATACTTAAAGCTTACAGAGAAGCGGCTGAAAAGAATATGCAATCCAGAGCCTCGAAACAGGTGAGAGCTTTGCGGGAGTTAGGACAAGTAATGAATGAGGCTACTCTGAAACTTGAAGCTCCAAGACAATTATTGCTAGATGTATTTGGTAATGATGCTATCAGGGAGTTCGAGAAGCAATTTGGAGACGAACCTTCTTTCGAACAGTTCGAGGTATTGATGTCCCTGTTCTCAGAGAGAGCTAGTGATGGGCAAAAGCAGAAGATGCGTGAAGCATTGCTGCGCACAGGACAGTCGACGGTTTCAGCATTGTCTACTCTCAGTAAGGGATTAGCTGATCCCATGAATCCTACGGATAGGGGGAGTAAGATACTAACAAATTACCTTGCGAATCCCATTAAATATGCGTCCGCAATTGTGATGCCACTACTTGGAGGAGGACTGTTCACACCAGAGAATACTATATTCTGGGAGTATAGGGAGAACAAAGACATAGCAGAATTTAAACACCAACTTGAAAGTATATCTTACGCAGGTTTATCAGTAGACAAAGCTAGTAAGCTGAAAGCATTCTTCGATGCACATACATTAATGCGTGGATTACAGTTGGCTGGGGAGTTTCTCAGCGCTGAGAAAGCTAACACTGCTAGGATACTTGAGGAAGAGGTGAAACTGCATAAGGTATTGTCTAAGGACAAGGCTCCTGAAGACGTTATAGCACCTACTCCACAGCAGTATGTAGCTTACCAAGAGGCCATACGATTCTTATTCAAACCATTAGCGTCCAAGTGGGCGAGTAATACATTCTATCTTGAAGGTTTCCCTGGGTCTGGCAAGACTAAGGTAGCTGCTAGAAGGATAGTTGACTTGTGGAAAAGTTTGGAACATATCACAGACAGTCAGATTTATACGGCTGGTAACACTGTGGCGTCATCAAAGATTATCCACGAGGCTGTTAAGGGTACCGAAGGAGGTGCCACTACTATTGAGGATCTGTTAGCTGCCGACTTAACTAACACCAAGTTAGTCATAATTGATGAGGCTCCAGCTTTAGAGAGAAGTGTAGCGTTAGCTTTAACGAAGAAGTTAAATGCTGCTAAGGTGAAGACTATAATCCTGGGCGACCCTGCACAGGTTACAGTAGATGCACACCCGTTTTTATTAAACGAAAAGTACATCAGAATAACTATGTCAGATCCACTGACTGCCAGTTATCGTACTAACATACCAGCCATCTATGATTTCTTCATCAACTTTAAAAACACTTCAGCGGTACACAGACAGTTAGCTGCTACTAGTAACATGTCGCTAGGGGATGTGATTAAACCGCACTCAAATGCTCTCGGTGTTGTAGGAGATACTGAGAGAAGTACGATGCTTAGGGCAATTGCTAGACCTAGCAGCAGATCGAAGTTACTTATAGTAGCCAATAAAGATCAGAAGCAGCGATACCTCAATGAGTACTTCAAAGATCCTGAGTACAATATATCTGATGTAGAAGTATTAACTTACGATCAGGCTAATGGTATACAGGCTGATGAGGTGTACATAGATATGCCCACAACTGCATTGGACATCAAAGGCAATAACTTCAAACCTATTGGATACAACAAGGCTATGTATACTGCTGCAAGTAGGCCGGTTAAGTTCTTGTTCGTGTTAGGCTCATTAGTACAGACACAGGTAGACAGTATGTTAGACTCTACCGTGCAAACTGCTGCTAGTGAACTGCTTCAAAATGTGGAGCAGTATGAGGGTATATTAACTGCTAAGGGTAATGCACATGCAGCCCTAACAAATGAGGCTGTAGATGGTACGTTGTTCGATGACATTGATGAAGTGTTTGATGCAGCGAAGACTACCGACAAGGAAACTACAGACGATGATATAGAGATTGCTAGACAAGAGCGAGGTAGCCCGGATCAGGAACTGCCTGAGGAACCAGAAGATGTTGGTGCTATAGAGAAAGAAGATCTAACTGAAGAACCAGTTGAACCTACTAAGTTGCCTAGAGTGACTTCAGAGGTAATCGAATATGACTTCAAGTTCCCACAGAACTCTAACATTAAAGTTGACAATTTAGTAGCCACAGGCTCACAGTTTAAAATAGTAGCTGCTGTTTCCAGATCACCTAAGAAATTTCCGGTAGCACACTACGTAGTGGCTCCAACTATAGGTGACCCTAATAGATATGTGGTAGTAGCTATGTTAGGTAACGATGATTACCAATCCGGTGAGATGGGAATGTGGCTGAAACGTGAGGAAAATAAATTCAAGGCTGATCCGAATAGAGGGCCAGTTGAAAGTTCCACACGTATCAGAATGGATGAAGATGGATTTGATTGGGGGCCAGACCTCGACAGAGCTGTTATAGGAGAAGGTACGTTAAGTAATGTACAAAAGTTACAGTATGTATATGACCGTAGTGCTGAGACAAGCATGGAGTCTGACATACACAAGTACTTGGATACGTTCTTCCCAAATGATGACACTTATCGTACTGGTAAGAAATTAAACTGGGCAGCGTTGAACCCATACATTAAGTACAAGATATTTACATCTGACTTTGGACCTGATGCTGCATCTAAAGTGCCTAAGGGACAATTTGTGCCTAGACCTGGTGTACCATATGCGGTGCTTCAGTTACCGATGCCTAACAGCGAGAAGAAACATTCTCCACAATACATAAGACAGCAGCGCCGTAAGGTTAGGATGGATCATCCGTATATAAAGACTCTTCGTGAGTTGTACGATAACATCATCATACTTGAGGCTGGACTAGGACTTGAGTACGGTACGGAGGAGTTCAATAAACTCATCAAGGCGAACGCAACTAGATTTGAGCTTGGACCCAAAGAGAATGGGTTCCCAGTGAAGTTGCAAGATAACCCTGCGATGCCTAAGGAACTTGAGGATCTAACTGCGGAGCAGATTAATGCTCTGGACAGCTTAGTCAAGTTACTATATGGGGCTGAATATTCTAGAGTTGTTGTAGAGACTAAAGCTGAAGCAAACGCTTTCACAAAGTCTGGGGATGGTAGATTCTATATAGACAAGGAATATACTGGTAATGGTTATGCGTTCATGGAACGTGTGGCGGAAGATTCCTCTATCGCTCAACCTGAGCCATACAGACAATGGCAGATGAGGGGTGGTGTAGGCGAAGCTTCAACAGCATTCAACGCCATAGCTGTAGCTAATGGTAAGATTGAAGGACTTAATATTAAGGTTAAGAAGCGTAAGAAGACTAGTATAGGAACTGTTGAGTTCTACGTTGGTAAGTCATTACTAGCGTTCACAGAGAACACTCGTAGATTCATGGCTGCCATGCGTGGTAGGTACGAGGATACGCGGAAAGAGGCTAGTGACTTCCTAGGCGAAGCTTTACCTGAGAAGTTTCCCAGAGATTGGGAGACAGCTATGAAGGTATTAGCTAAAGTATATGATGATAGTAATGGTTTGTACGGTGTTGATCGTGCAGATATTATGAGGGCACAGAAGGAACTAATTGCTAAACCAGTCACTACAGACTTGTTGGCACAGATCGTCACGCCTACTAGTGAAAGACACCCAAGCTTAGAATTACCTATCTATCGAAAAAGTTTCGGACACGACAAGACAAATACAGGGTTTAATGACCTTGGAAGTAACTTAAATAACAAAGACAATAGAGCTAGGATCGCTGAACAGGTGCACGGTAACCTTTCTAGAGTGATACCTACAGTAGTTACGGGCAGAATAAAGAATACAGTTACCGTGACTGAGCAACAGGTACCAGTTAAAGCACCTAAGAAAGTCAAGACACAATCTCAATTCAATAAGCTAACTGTGGACCAACAGTACAGTAAGATAGTCGGACTGCATAAGCAAGGACGGGTAGATGATGAAGTGCTGCAATGGGCTGCCGAAGCTAAAGAAGATAATGATAAAACCTCGCTTGAAAAGATATGGGAGCTTGGTAACATGACAGATACTATGCGGTCTATCAGTACAGATACTACACATGTATCTAAAGAAGAGGCAACCAAAATATTAGGTCGATTAGACTTAGAGCATAGGACATACGAACTATCTGAATTAGTGGATAAGTTGACGCAATTCATGTCACCATTTCATAGGAAGTTGATGTGGGCACTGACACACGCAATAGATAGTTTAAGTAAATCTGGTATCACTGTAGATTTAGCACACGTAGCTAAGGGAGACTACGCACATGCACTTGGACTTAGATTCCCTGACGGAAGGATTGGACTATATACTGGTAGGATATTCCAGACAACTAAGAAATACACTGGGTTCAAGTTGGGCAGGGTACTGGCTCATGAGTTAATACATGCTATTACATCCGATAAATTATATCGGTTTGAGACTGCGGAAGAAGAGTTCACTGGACGCGAGCGCGAGATACTACAACAGTTATTCGATATATTCACGTACGTTAAATCCCTTAAAGGTGTACGTGGAGATATGGATAATTTGCGAGAGTTTGTTGCGGAGGTATTTGCCAGCGAGAGGCTTGCAAGAGATCTATCTAGAATAGAATTACCACCCGAACTGAGGTACAAAACTAACTCTAGGGGCATCCTAGATACTGTTAAGAACCTCATCACTAACTTGCTAAGAATAGTGATGAAACCATTCTTACGTACTAGGTCAGCAACGGAAGCTGTAATCAATTTAGCCGGAGAACTTATAGACATGCAGCATAGAGCTGGTGTATACGATGACCCTAAGAAGGGGCATCATGCACTGTCACTGGATGACCCAGACGGGTTCCAGTATATCAAGACTAACTTTGGTGGAGTCGAAGGTTATAGGATAGCCAAGAACTTTATCCTAGAGAGGTTGGCATACTATAAGATGACTGATGATGACTCCGGTAGAGAGAAGAGTGTTGGGTACTTTATACCAGTTGATGATGCTGGATTCGTAGCCTCTAAAGAGGAGATCTACTATCAGATACATTCTGATATCAATTCACATATAGCATTCAATAGAATGTTAGCTAAGAACTTGGTACGAGATATTGCTATGGATGAAGCTGCGATAGAGTCAGCCACCAACGTACGTCAAGAGAGGCTAGCCAAGATTGCTAAGGAGATATCTGAAGCTAAGTTAAAAAGGGTGCAGGACGCAATACCTGCTTTCGAGACCCTGATGCGTAACAATAGAGTGACACATCGTCCAGTCTACTTTGAAGTTATGAAGACTATCTTCCCTAACTGGTCGATAGGAAAAGAGACTCAGTTGGACAAGTACAGGTACGACACTAATGAAAACTTAATACGTGAGATGATGTCTGTGGAGGGTGTAAACCTTAAGGAGCAGATCATCGACAACGAGTACCAGAATAATGTACATAAGTTAAGCGATTCAGTAAAGGACTTCTTGTCAATAGTACAGTACACTACTAGTGATAATAAGATTGTAACAGTTAATCCAAGCTACGCTTATGTACGGGCATTGCAACTATTCCGCAAGTTAGACTTCAATACTATTGTAGATTTACAAGACTTTGAAGATAGGAGAAAAGAAATAGAGAAGACTGAAATCATAAATGATGCTACTACCTCTATACTGGATAAGTTAGCTGACTTATTACAAGATGCTACGTACACTTATAACATGCCTAAGTATGTCAATGTGATTATACATAGACCTATAGGGGCTTTAACAGACGAGTATTACCTAATACTGTCTAATACGGAGGAAGTAACTAACGTAGTACTTCTTGAAGAAGCTAAGGAGATAGCAAAGAATGACCCTGATTTCAGAATTGTAAAGAGCAGTTCTTATATACTCAGAGATTTATATGAGGAGGCAAACATGCCTATCACTCCTAAGCAGTTCAACAAACTATATGACAGAGCACTAGCTAGGAATACATTAGCTGAGCTACACACATTGTTCTCATCTCAGAAGGAGACCGAGTTAATGATTGCTTCTAAAGGTCTCGACAAGAATGGTAAAAAGAAGATACGATACATCAAAGCTAAGGACTTAGGTGTTAATGTATCTGTACGTAGGCACATAGCTGATGAGTTAACTGAGCTGAACGAGGACTTAAAAAGTAAAGGTGGGTTAAAGAACTTTTGGAACAGTCGCGTAGGAATAGAGATGGATGGACTGCTCACTGGAAACAGACAAGAGAAACTAAAAGGTATATACAAGTTCTACTCGATGATGGGACTCGGGCATCTAATCCGAGAGCATAATGTGAAGTACGCTGTAAGATCAATAGATGGTACAGCGAAGACTATCATAGAGCTTATGACCGACATATCAAATACCTTAGCAGATACCCGTAAGACTAAGTTGTTAGTGGACGGTGAACCTCAGGTGGATGATAGGGGTAAAACTATATACACTAAGACCTCACGTACAATGGAGGATGCATTAGCTAACAATAACGGACGTATCTTACGACTGTCCAACATTGTCAGTAGGAATACTGAACTAGCTAGAGCCACATCAGTTAGAGATGGTGCAGGTAAGACTCTGTATAAATATAATAACTCACACTATTTGTATGATCTGTTCGATGCTATGATTAGCAAGAGAAGGGACAAACATGAGTTTAGAGACAAGGGATTACCACAGTTCTTGAAGTCTGAATACTTCTCACATAATATATTTGTGAATGGGTTGAACTCATTACACACTAACCTGCTATACCATGATGTGTTCAGAAATGAGAATGTAGGATCGACTAAGGTATACGGAAAGGAGACTGCTAAACACCGAGCCATACGAGAATTCGTAGCGGGCTTTGTGGCCACACTGGATGCCAGTGGTAAGGCTAGAAGATATAACCAATTCTTCTACCCACCCTCTGACAGAAGTAAGGTGTTCTCAGCGGAAGTATCCGCACTGACACCGGACGAGATTAAGGAAGGGTTGTTGAAGATCATACAACAGTTCAAGGCTAGACCTGTAGTCGGACACGTTAAGAATTATAACAGAAAAGCTTATACTAATCTGCGACTACTTGAATCAGCTGTTCAGGAACTAGGCGGTGACATCAGCAGTATCTCTGAGAAGAAACTAGTGAACAAGATGTTCGATAAGTTAGGAGAGGAAGCTGTTAAAGCTGCTAAAGAATTTATTGCTAATGAGGTAGACATCCCCGGTGATTTCCATAAAGTCATGAGCGACTTACGTAAAGGCAAGAAGTTTATCGTAGACGTCAAGTCTGCTTTTAAGTTTCATGATAAGGAGTTTGCTGGAAGTAGTCCAATACAAGATTACAAAAAGTTACCAGATGGTAGCAGAGCATACGATGTAAAGGTAGAACAGATACTACCACTAGTAGATGCGTTCGTTAAGAATAACTATGTCAATGGATTCTTTTTGAATCAGTTAGCTGTAGGAGACTCAGCATACTACAAGCAGTGGGAGGATGATATCGTTAAACGTATGGCTGGACCGACTGCCTCTGGGCAGATTGGCTTAGTTCATCCTGACTTTGGTATGCGCGAGAATTATAAAGTACTGGTACTAGGAGATGCAGAGTTAACTCCTGAGAATATTAGAAAGTTCTTGGAGAGATTCTTGAAACCTGAGGATGTAGAGGAAGTCATAGAAGCCTTCAGTAAAGGTAATATAGACTGGACAGATGCACAAGGATTCATAACTCCTAGGAGAGCGCAGGAATTACGTAAAGGATTTGGTAGAGCCTACAAGGTAGGACGTGTAGTCAAACCTGTACACTTCGAGATACGTACTGATTGGGTACCTCTAATGAACTTTGGGGAAGAATCTGCCGCAAGTGCCCTGATGAACCCTGCCCTTCAAAAACAATTAGAAGGAAAGAATTTTAGGATATCTCCTGTAGATCCCACTGTAATTGAGGAAGGTATCCCCATCCCAACTTACACCAAGTACTCAGCTGTTGAGTTGAGTGACGACTTAGCTGATATTGATACTGGTAGATTTAAGAGATCACTAGGTATTATACGCCAGCGTATGGAAGAGTTAGGAGTAGATGAGGTTATTTTTGGTTCAGGTATAAAAGTAGGAGCACCTAAAAACACTATAGATGTTGAAGCTTTTGTACGTGGGGATAAGGTAGAGCAGAACAACATACTCACCCTTTCAAACAGGGACATGAGATTACAGCTGAACCCTTGGCACGATCCAGATAGCCACGTAAGTATATACACACAGTTGATGTACTTTATAGGTATCTTAGGAGAGAATGATGCTGATGCTGGTGCTGTATATGACTCACTAGCTAGTGTAATTAAAGAAGGAACAGATTTAGCAGACGAAACATTAGATGATGGCTCAGGATTTAGAGCCGCAGTAATGAGTGCGCTGGAAGGTAGGGGTAATGAACGTGCCCTGCAACTGGTAGAGTCAGGACTATCTTTTGACAACCCGATACTACAGAAGAAAGCTTTGGTAGCATTAGTTAACATGATTGAGAAGCTTACTATCAGGGTGAAATTCCCCGGAGGTAAGATGGTCCTTCAATCTGCTTACGGTATACAGAAGTATGGTGTTAAAAAGCTGGAGTCTGGTGCTAAGCATAGAGGCGAGGAGCTCACGTATGGTGAGGATGAGAACGGTAGGCTATATGCTGAAGTAATCATGCCTAAGTCAGTGTTGACTAAGAAACAGATTGACGCGATTAATAAAGGTAAACCTCTCTTTGCATTCCACGATGCGTTTGGATTTAGAATTCCATCCACTGAATTACACTCAGCTGTACCATTAAAGATAGTAGGTACATACGATGACTATGGAACCAATGTTATCATTGCTCCGAAGGAACTTGTACCACTGCACGGATCAGACTTTGACGTGGATTCACTCTTCATAGTATGGAGAGACAGTGCTAAGAATAACGTAGAGGTATTAAATACTGACAAGCCACTCAAGGCACAGGATGTGATAGATGGCAAGTTCACTAATAGAACGTTGGTAGCTGAGGGAGATTACATAGGCTACGCTGGTGGTGAATTAGACCCTGAGTTTTTACCTAAGCTCGACAGGATAGAAGAGGAGTTGAAATCATTGCGTACCAGATGGGCTAGAATAAATAACGAGCCTAAGGAATACGCTAGATTACGTGCGAGAATTAGCAAGGACTTACGCAAGGTAAGAGAACTACGCATTAAATACCACAAGAATGTTATCACTGAGCACATGCTTAAGATCATGACTGATCCTAAGAACCGCAAGCGGATGCTCACACCTATATCTACTGAGGAGTTTGGCAACACGCTGGATGAGTTAGGATTAGGTGGTAAGGAACACCTTGACTTGAACCTGTACACAGATAAGAGCAAGGCATTTAACTTAGTACGAGATGGTCAACAACTAGTTGGTATCTTTGCCAACAACATCAAGTCTCTAGCTTACATGGTTAGAGCTGGAAGTACTGTTGATAGACCGGTTACTAAAGAGAAGACTCACTTTGATTACACTACTATAGACGGTGTTACACGTACCTTTGATAGAATTAGAGAGTACGATGTAACTGACCCAACTAAGCAGATGTGGCAGAGGTTAGATGCTATGGTTAATGCGGCGATAGATAACATCAAAGAACTTAAACTGCCTAGAGCTAGTATCAATGTAGAGAATGGTAATACTTTCAGTGCCTTACTCGGATTAGGTATGCCTATACGAGACGCTGTGATGCTGTTCAATCAGCCAGTGACGCTGGAACTGAATAAAGCTAAATACTCTGACCCAGTTATGGCTAGGAGTGTACTGGCTAAAGCCATAGCTCTAGAGAAGAAGTCTAGAGGCATAGAGGAAGCTGAACCTATTACTCCAAGTGCTGACATCTTAGAGAATTATCTAAGTGAAGATCTTGATATTGAGGGTATGTCTAATGAGGAGCTTCTGCAACAGGAGGCTATACTAGACATATTCAAAAAGGCTAGCATGTTAGGGGAGAACTTACGAGGTATGTCCTCATTCTTATCTATAGTACGACAGTATCCTGTTGACGCAGCTGGAATTGACGCTGTAACGGATGACTTCAACGAGATATTTGGAGAGTACGAGGACGCTAAAGCACCTATAGATATACGAGGTGGATTCTATTATGACATCCCCAACTTCTTCAAGGTCAACCCACACATTGCTGCTACATATGAGGGGTACTTGATGATACGTAAGTACATGGACACACAGTTTGCAGTACACTCACAGGAGTTCAGGGACTTCGCTAAGGACATGAAGAATCTTAAGATAAAACTTAACCGAGGTTGGGAAGATAGTTCTAGTGCAGCTAACAAAGCATTGATTCGTGAAGAGTTAGTCAAGTACTTGATGGCAGATATACTGGTAGACAAAGTAGTTGATACTGAACCTTTCTTAATATTCGGATTCAAGGATAGAGCTAGGACTCTGTTTGGTTCGAGTGCATTCTCACATAGGTTTGTGAAGAAGGTACAGGCAGCCAAGAAAGCAGATTACCTTAGGGCTAGAAAGGATTCAAGCTATAAGCCTAATTCATTCCTATTCCACCTCAGTGTAGACAGAAACTTCTGGACAGGTATGCTGAGCCTTAGGTTCTCTAAAGGATCTAACTTAACTATAGATGAGGTAGAGGAGCTGGAGCAAGACTTCATTTCATTAAAGAACTTACTCTTCGAAGAGGGGAAACGTAATTACTCTGCTGAGTATACCAATGATCTCTCACTGATACCTCAAGGGTACTCAGAGTTTCAATTAGAGTTTGTAGATTATGCAGTCCTGAATTATGGACTTGGATATTCCTCAGCTAACTACTCTAACATACTGCCTACGTCTATCTATAAAGAATTAGATGCCGACATAAAGCAAAGGTTAGAACATTTCCGTAGGAGTGAAGACTTACGGGCAGATATAAAGGAACACTTCGAGGTGTCACTAGCTACTATGTATGCGGATAAGTTACCGTATGTACCTAGTAGAATTAAGGCTTCTAAACAAGGGGTCACACAGTTTACAAACAAAGAAGGTGTGTCTGAATCAGAGCCATTATACTCTGGTAAGAAGATTATAGATGGTAACCCAGTACATTTTGACAGGTTATATGAGAAGGTCAGTAAAGACGATGCCTCATACATGTCATCTTATATCAAGTCTGGTATGGGAGACAGAGCCGAGGCGTTCATAAAAGTATATACTAGTGAGGACGGACACTCACATGCGTATCAAAGAACTGGTGTCATGCTGGATAAATCCTATGAGGTGTATGAAAGTATTGATGAGCCTTATCTGATAATGGATTACTTCTCACCTAGACAACGTACTATTAAGGTACAGGACATCAACGAAGATAAGATAGATACACACCACAACATGGCTGGTTATGAAGGTGAAGAGATTCACTTGGTAACTAACTCTGATGTGACTAGAGTCAATCGTAGAACTGTAGTGGTACAGAAAGCTACCCAACACAAGGGTGGTGGTACTACATTAGAAGTAACTACTGCTTTACCTGATCCATTCGTTGAGTCAGAGACAGACTTAGATGCGTTTGATATGGAGATACCACACACTGAGGAGTCTGGACCGGGCATTCCTGATGCATTTACTGCTAATCGTAATGAAACTTTACGTGCAGATATAGAAGCGTGGAGTGCTGCTGCTAGATTAAATGAGACCGAAGAACGGTACGAGATATCTGGTAACAACTACGGACGTGTAAGTAATGTGCTTAATGCTTTCAGAGATATAGAACCTGGAGCTAAGTGGTTCGAGAAGCAAGCTCAAAACAGATTTAAAGGTTACCCAGAAGGTACTAAGCTTCACACTGAGGAAGGTACCATGACTGAGGAGGAATACTTAGAGGCTCTGAAAGTGAAGGATGTCAAAGGTAGAACACGCGGTAAGATCATCCACAATATCATACAGACATTCATCAAAGAGTTTTACAATGAAGATGCAACTGAGTTGTATGCAGAAAGGGCTAGACTATTAAATGAAGGTAACTACCAACCTTGGGAGTTCAACTGGCTAATTAAATTAGTACCGTCTATTATAAAACGGTCTGGTATTAATGTCTTTGATAAGATATTAGCGGAAGAGAACCGCGATCATGTCATGTCGGAGGTAGTTGTTGCTAGTGACATATTAGATATAGCGGGTACTATTGACATGTTAATACAGCATGGTGATGGGACTTATTCTATCGTAGACTTCAAGACTGGTATTGCATTTGGGGCTGAGTCACCGCATAAACTCAAGTATTACAATGGTATCAACAGTGACATCCATACCTCACCTAGAGACATGGCTAAGTTACAGATAGCGTTGTATGCATTCATTATGAAGGCACAGCATCCAGAGATCAAGTTTAGAAACCTAGAGGTGAGTTGGATACCTTCAGCTAACTTCAGCACAATGGTAGATCACAAACGCCATGTGGATATGGAAGATTACTTACATATTATTAAGCAATGGTTACAGCGTGATCCTAAGATGGCTGAGACATGGGTTAAGATACAGAACTTAGATCATTTCAAACAGTTGTTTGACCCGACTACATACAATGCTAGTTATTCTAAATCTATATCGGAGGACTTGAGTGAAGATGGTAAGACTCCAGAGCAGTTGATCCAAATAAAAACTCAGAGACTTAAAGAGTTGACCTTATACAAGGTAGATGAGGAAACACCGGACGATGATGTGGCTAGAGCTAAGAAGGTAGAAGCCATTAAATTAGTACAGGAATTGGTGGAACTAAAAGGTGACAAGAACACCAACTATGATGGCTGGAAGGCTGACATAGGAGAGTTAAGTACTTACCTTGGTAACATCAATGACATCAATCACCCGTACATTAGATTATACGGTACTGAGTTTGAGAAGGCCAAGCAACGTGCAGACAAGAGATTTGACACGTACTACAAAGGGTTCCTCGCTAGGATGCGACCTGTATATAAGTCGTACCAGAAGCGTAAAAAAATACCTACTCCTTGGGAGAAGTTACCTTTCATAAAGGGTAGCCTCAACCTCAACAAGTACACTGATATATTTGAGCCAGCGTTAAAGCAGAAGAAGCAAGGGGACGTAAGTATACCTAGCTTCAACAACACTGACGCTGACTGGTCTGCTGCACAAACTAAGTACAGACTTTCAGACAAGGAGATCAGTGAGTACAAAGCACTCGTCAAGTACTTGCAGGACTCATACGAGGGTTTCTTTGTGGACAGTAAGTCGAAGTATGGTACGGCAGTATGGAACCAAGTAGCTACAACACGTAAGATAAAGGGTGTAGAAGAGTTTGTCACTAATGGTGAACTGTTCAATGGCATGAAAGGGGGCGACAAGTTCAGTGTGAATGCCCGTACAAGCCCATTTAAGTACTCTAGAGAGACGTTCATGCCTATGATATACCGATCAGCTTGGGAGATTGTAGAAAAGGAAGGAGCGGCCTCTAAAGAGCACAGAGATCACCTCTACCATAAGTACTTGAAGATGTTCTACGAGGACACATTCGACCAATGGTATAACTCAGAAGAGGCGTTGCCGTTGAAGTATCTACCAAATGATTACGTACTGGCTAGTGGAAACTACTCTATAAATCTTGAACAGCAGTTTGATCTATTCATGCGGTCTATGATATACAAGGAAGAACTTGACGATGTGTATGCATTCGGTAAGGGACTCCAGTATTTATTTGACCCGCAAATAGAGGATTCAAAAGCATGGAAGAGAGCTAAGCACTTTATGAAACTTAACATAGAGATGCAGCTTAAGGGTAGAAGGCAGAAGGATATACAGCTGTTCGGTAGGAGACGTAAGGACATCATCAAGATGGGTAGAACATTCAAGCAAGGAGCAGCCGCGCCTATTATGTGGTTGAAACCTATTACAGGTACAGTGAACGGTATCTTTGCATTTATGGTTAATATAAAGGAGGCCATGAAGGGCTCAATTATAAAGGATGCAGCTAAACTATTTCCAGGCTTGAAATTAAATACCGATATTGCAGACTTCACCGTGTCCGATCTAGCGTGGTCCATCAAAGAGTATTTCAAGATGCAGTTCGCGGCGGCCACTGGTGGTTTGAAGCGTAATAAGATGTTCTTAATGGCTAAGAAGCTACAGTATCTCCCCGACAACTATAAGTGGGCGAGTGATTCGTCACACCTGTTGACTACGAAGAACAAATTCTTCTCACAGCGGACATTATATATGTTCCACACGATACCAGAGGAAGCAGTAGCATTCATGGTCATGGGAGCACAGCTTAGGAACATGAAAGTGAGTAAGGATCATAAAACACACGCGGGTACATCTCTTTGGAATATGTACGACGTTGTGAAGAAAGCTAATGACGATGGAACCGAATATCACGATGTACAGTGGAAACGTCATAAAGACGGTCCAGATAAAGGTAGACCAGTTGTTAGAGGCAAGATAAATTTAAGTAAAGACGAAGCAAAAGAAAGATGGGAAGATGTGACTGAACTCAGTTCTTTGGAAGCCCAACGTCTAAAGTACGTTTACCAGAGAATGCATGGTGGGTACAGGGAAGACGAAAGAATAACGTTAGAGTACTATCTATTAGGGGAATTATTTATACAGTATCGGAAGTTTCTGCCTACAATCCTGAAGAATGGTATGATGTCAAAAGGTAAGCTGGATAGTCTAGGCCACTATGTTACCACTGGTAAGAAGGATGGCGTAGAGACTATGGAGTGGACAGCAGAAGTAATGGAAGGTAGATGGCTAGTAGTAACTAAGATGTTACTAGCAGCACTAGGTATAAAAGGTAAGTTCGATAATCCTTCGAACGCATATCAGAGGGTAATGAATCGTGTGCTACCTCATAAGAGGGAAGATTACATGTGGAGAAATCTGGAACCTAGACAGAAAGAAGCTATGATTGACTTTGCAGTCACTATGGCTACATGAGGTGCTATCTTTGCAGGTTACTACGCTATGTTTGGGATGCAGGGAGACGATGATCCAATACGTAAGTTGTATGCACGTATTATGAATGACTACTCACAGCAGTATAATGTGTGGGAGATCAGTAAGAATATGATGAACAACTTATCACCTGTATCATTCAGGAAAGGATACAAAGCTATGGATGCTACATCAACATTGTTAATGTCAGTGATAATGGCTGAAGTATTTAATGACCCCGATGCACTAACAGCGTTAGGTAATTATAGAGGAATAGCTGAAACGCAGAGGTCAATACCTTTGATCTCTTCTTACAGAGACTTAGAAGTTTTCCTAAGAAAGACGGAAGACTCTACGCTTCAGGATTACTTACTCTTCAGAGGTTTCAACTAGGTTTGTAATAAGATCCCAGCACCCGGATGATTTACGAAAGAGTACACCAAGTGGTGTCCAATTTTGAAAGTCATTGTATTCAGAACTGTTTGATGGTCCTAATACACCGGCTTTAAAACTAGAATACTTTATAAGTACAAATTCGTATTGCAGTGGATGAATTGTACCAGGTTTATACATCAGAACTTTACCTTGTTTGATGGTTCTCTTATCTAAATTTAATAGATATTGAAATCCTTGGGCAAGTTTGACATTATTGATTTGGTCCATTACTTCGGGCAGGTACTTATACATAACTTTAAACTTGTCGTTCTTCATAACAACAGGATTTAAAGTTGCTTTGCGCAATGGTAACACAAACCAATCACCTTTTCGTATCCAATTGTGTACAATATTCCGAGTACCGTTTAGATTACTCCAGGTAATACAGAAGACACCTTCTTCTTGCATATCGTTAGTAGATACATCATCTACAAACTGAAAGTCAGGATGTTCTAATATATCGGAAGGTCTAAAAAATTGCACCGCTATTACTGCGTTATAATTATTCAGTTTTGGTACATACTTGTAACTTCTAACGAAGTTTGGGTTGTTGTTTGGAAGATATTCCATCTTAATAATTTAAAGTTAAAAAATACGTGGAGCCGATTACGGCTCCCCTTTTTTGTTTAGGTACCTCGTCTTCGTCCGGGACCTATCTTACCTTTCTTCAATCTTCGTAAGGAGATACGTCTGAACAGACTGAGGTCTTTTGCGTGCTTTCTTACACGCTTGATCAAATTTGACGTTTTTACCTTTTTCATAGGGTAAAAGTTTTAAAGGTTAAATAATAGGGAGAGAACTGTAATGGTTCCCTCCCTTTTTTTGTTGGGAATTTCCTCGGACTATACTTCCTTGATCTATTTTCCTTTCTTCAAGGTGACCCCGAATCCGAAACCTTGCTTTGGACTTGCTGCAAATAGAGTGGCAATTATGTACCTATCGTACTCCTTTTTTCCAATCTTGACATAGGGTATATTGATTATAGCCTTGTCTGATTGGATAATGGATTCTTGCAGATAACGTAATCTAACAGCCAGAATCACCTTTTCTCGTGCTTTCATATTGTCAGCTATTTTCAAGCAGTTAGTCAACACTTTTCGGTAAGCTTCGGATTTGTCTCTGTAGCCGTAACGTTTCAACAGCCATTTTATCCGTTCTTCCAATGTAGTAAGTGGTTCTGGTTCTACTACTGTTGATTGCTTTACCAAAGGTAGTCTAGTTTCAAGTTTCGAAGGCTTACAATAGTCACGCCAGCCCCTGGTGTGAGATAAAAGCTTATGTACCTTCTCGTGGATGTGAAACATCCAGAAAAAGGTAAGTACAAAGCCTACAATACACACAATGATCCAGTTTGACTCGCCAGTACAGGTGTTACCCATATACTTTGCTGTCACAAGAAGTGTGTCTAGATTCTCAATAGAATCTCCAAATAGATTTCCCATAAATATGAATTAAAAGATTAAAAAATCTTAGAAATATGGCTCCTGTTCGTCTCAGTAATCATCGTCTTCATGGTAATAAAACTCAGGATCTTGGGACTCTTCCATGAATTCACACCAATCAGTGATCTTTAGGTATTTGTTATTTCCTCCAAATTCAAACCCTCAAGCCCTGTAGAATTCATGTGGTGTCATTTTCTCTATATCAGAAAATAAACTAAGTTCTGCAAGTTCCTGTAGCTGTTCTATATCCATATTCGAAACCATTTCTTCAGCTAACGTTGAAGTAGCTTCAAATTTAGTGTACTCTTTCATTATCCATAGTTTTTATTATGATTAGTTCCGCTAAAGAACCAAGGACGATCAAGTAAAGTGCGTACTAAAGAGGACGTACTATGTTTGATGTCTAATAAATGGCTTCGCATCTTATACATATGTCCAGAGATATCCATCTCCATATAGATATTATCTAATCTAGACTCAATATTCCACCATGCAATACCAAAAATCATTGCAGCCCCCAAATACATCAAAGATAGAATTAACACAAGATCCTTAACATTATCTTGTAATTGTTCTACCTGTTCAGGTATTAATTGTACGTAAATTGTATCCATATTATTTAGTTGTTATAGTTGCTTCGATAAAATCTAACAATGTAGATATTTCATTCTTGACTTCTTGTAACTTATTAAATTCATCCTTAATAAGTTTGTCATAGTCCTTCCCAACTGCCTTAGAACATGGGTCTTTCGCAGGGGCTAATGCCTTGTCTGTTAAATCTGAACGAAGTCTACTGAGAATTCCCCGTAATCTAGAGTCTAAATTTAAACCTGTTCTCCGAGTCATTCCAGCGCTATATGCCAATTCAATTGCTCCTAATGCTTTGAGTATATTATTATTATTCATTGTCGTTATTATATTTAGTAGTTAATAATTTGCCCGTAGGCGTTGTTAAGAAATAGTCATAATCCTCTGGAAATATCCACTGTATAAATGGAAGTATCCTAGAATTATTATGAAAGGGGTCCAGTCCGGACCCCCTTATTTTATCTGCTCTAGTAGGAGCTAGTTCATACAATGTATTAAACATTGCTTGCCCTAATCTCCACTGCTTATGCTTAAGTAAATTTAATATTACCTCAGCAAGAAATATTCTAAAGTGCATGTTATGCTTTCTTTATCAATGCTGTCAACTCAATCAATTTCTTGGAAACTGCTTCAAGTTGATCCATAGCGAGTTTAAATGACTGTTCGGACGTTTCTTCTCCTCGGTGTACTTTTATAAAGTGCTCCTCTAATGCTCCTAAAGCATCTCGAACTAATTGCTGGGCACTATTCATGCCATAACTTGAAAATTTTAACGTTGATATTGTACCAAGTATTTGTATTGTATTTGTCATGTCTTTTGATTTTGATGTAATAAAAAAGCCTGACTCTCTTACGAAAGCCAGACTTCTACCTTATTTGATTAACTAATTATTTCTTGTCGAGAGTAATCTCTACCATGCCATCAGGGTATGATAACTTGTAGTATTTGATTACTCCTTTTTTCATTTCAGCAGCCTGTTCATTAGGCTTGTCTAAAGATTTCAGGTACCTGACACCTAGTTCATTGATACCTAAAAATCTTAGTGCGTAACGTTTAATCCCACCAGATTTATTAATCCTCCGTATCAACCCCAAGTCTTGCTTAGAAAGATGTAGCATGTCTAACATCTCCGCTTTTGTTAAGGGTCGTCCACTGATTCTACGTCGTAGCCAATCATGTTCTTTGCCCAATATAATGGCAGCCCGATGGATCGCACTAGATCCTGTGGGTTGTGGCTTTTTTCGGAATGAATTCTTTATCCCAGTTCAGAAGTTTACGAGTCTTTTTCTCATCATACATAAATATTTCATTATACTTCTCAGGCTTACTTCATACTTCAGCTCCTGAAGGTAATGTTGTGTTTAATGTGTCTTCCCAGTACTCCTTTAATTCAGGATCTTTGGAAAGAATTTGATAGTTAGTTGAATTCTTATCTCTAAAGTTTAGTCGTACATATTTCTTATCTATCTTTGAATACTTACCCTCTAAGAAAGGTTTAATTACTGTTACATAATCTTTCTTAGGTAATTCAAATACTACCATGATATGTTCATCATATGGTTCATAGCAGTCCACAAATTGATCGTGGGCTTCCATCTTATCCATAATATTATCAGGTAGCTTTGCTAATTCGAACAATAAGAACATATGTTTACCTCATTCATCTAAGTTGCCTTCATTTCAGACTACATCTCCGATGAACGAAGTTACTAACCCATAGTCCAGAACATAATCCAGATCTTTTAGTAATGGGAATAGAAAGGATAAGCTTTTTTGTATATACATTTATTCAAATAGGTCAAGTTCGATGTCCCCATGTTGTTCATATATATTACGTGGGAACTCTCATTTATCTGTTTTAATATGCCACTTCAAATCATCTATTAGTTGATCAATGCCTTTAACTGTTGTTCTACCTCCTCTCAGTGTACCTCCGCTGAGCCCCGCTCTTATATCATTATCGGAACATGAATACACTATGGCAGGGGCAGGATTTGGTCTAGTTTCTACGACCAAAAACTTAAAGGGCTTCATGGAAAAATTATTTGAAATAGCTTCACTAATAGCGCTTTCTTCATTAGTATATATTGGTAACAATTCTAACCCTTTTGTATAAAAAGCGGCTTGTCTGTAGTATCCAAATTGTTGAAAGCTCTTAGGAAATGAATATGCACTTTTACCTGTAGACTTTAAGTCTCATGGTTGGATAGATTGTTCATTGTAATCTATTGTAACTCCATCCATAAAACCTTTACATAACATGTCCTTGTATTCGAACTGAAGTTCTAGCTGGTAAAAATGTTTTACGTCTTTTGATTTAGTAAAGTACTTTCCAGTAAATGGAGAGTTCATTACTGCGGCAGCAGATTCAACAGCTATTTGATATTCATCTTGTGATAGTATATCCCTATCGTTCACTTCGCATTTTTCTTTGTAGAAGTTCTTAGCTGTATCGCTGCTCCAAAATATATTAATAACTCTTTTTAGGTTGATTTTATACCCAGCTATATTGTAAGCATCTCTGTACTTAGCAATTGCTGATGTGGCCGTTAGTCCACAAGGTAACGCTTCGGTAAATTTACCTAGCAATCCTTGAGGTCTTTCGGATTTAGTTACTACAAATAGATTATCCCACTGATCAGGAGTAGTTAAAATACAATCAATCGCACTACCAATTCTGAAGTATTTAGTATCTATTACTTCTTTATCTCCATCCATTCATTTACGTGCGAATAATGGGTTATCTATTAATGTTGACAACAGGCTATTAGATATCCTGTATTTTAGGTAATCACTCATTCTTTTATTAGTTCTATGGTTCGTTTTATTTCGGTCTTATTACTTGGCATGAATAAATATCATTGTTTATCATTGTCGTTACACCATTTCTTAAATAGTTTTCATTTAAGCCTAGCTTGCGGTGTAAAAAATCCTTTAGTCTCTATCACTCAAGGCTCATCAATACCAACAAAGTCTGGTTTATATTTCACAGCACTCTGTTTTTTTCTTTGTGGCTTGTAAGTCTTGGTTTTAGAACCAATCTTTTCTCAGCTAGGTAACTCATATATAAATCCGTCGAGTAAGATTATTTCGAAGGGCTCATATTCAAACTTGAGCCCTTCTTCAGTTAATAGATTATAACAATACCGTTCTAATTTAGAACGAAATCGTTCGACGGGTATATTTCCGTACTTATTTTCTTTCATGCCTATAAAATAGGTAATTTAACCTCAAATTCCTAATAGAACTACTCCAGAAGTTTTATTCTGAGGGCATGTTTCTTTAATAATTTTTTCCAATAAGGCTTAGCTTCCTCTTTTGAGAGATGTTCGATTGCTGTCACCTTTCCATTGATAAACGTGTAACGTTTTCTTGAAAATAATGGTACATACTCTCCGCTAAAGGCTTTAGTTCTTTCTAAGCTTGAGGCTGATGTATCGTAATGAAACGAATTATAGTACTTCAAATCCTCCATCGGACTTAAGGCACCTACCCATAGCGGGCCAGCGTTATGCCCACTGAGATCTAACACGGTCATATTCTTGTAGATTTCTTCGGAAGTGTTTTCCATTAAAGAAGTAGCAGCTACTCCATTCTTAAGTAGTACTCCCTTATGGAACCACAGTTGATACAATGGAATATTCTCTTTAAGTGGTGTTCCGCTGATATCCACAAGCTCTCCGTCTCTTTCACTGTAAAAGATACCATGTTCATCGACAATTACCTTATCATGGAGTCTAGTCCCCCTTATGCGGTAATGCCCCCAACCATAACTAATCATAAATGCATTAGCAGGGTTAGTAAATCCAGCATCTTTGTAAACGCTGATTTCCTTAGTGACTTTCTGATTATCTATATTTACCGGAGTTAATCGGCTCATAGAGTAAACAGATTCAACGTAAGAATTTTCAATTCGAAGTAACTCGTTTTTAGGGAGTTGTTTTACGTATGGAGAGACTGATATCTTTGCAACAGGATCTCGCATTAGATTAGCAAGCAATTCTATAGCTTCTTTATCATCTCCTATCCAGATACCGGCAGTACGGTTATTTTCGTCATAGTAAGACAGCTGATATTTAGGGGGAGTTGGGATAGTACTAAAACCATCAAACATCCATAATACACCAGGGTTGGCGGTATATACCCACCCTATGTCACAGACTCCGTTAAAATCCTCTAGAATGTGCTTAAGCCTGCCTGTAGCGACGTGTTCAGCAATTATGGTAGAATCATGCCCAGGGTCTGAAAAGTCTTCAGCATTGAAGATACTACCGTTATGGTAGAACACAACTTCTTTATCACCATCGTAAATAAGTGGCTGAGTATAGTCTGGATCTTCACTCATACTAAAGCCTTGTCGATAGTGTGCTATGACAGTTTCTTTTTCTCCGGGGAATGTCTTGGGAACAGTAATATGTTTGGTAAGTAATTCAGTAAAATCCTTGGCAGGGTACATAAACTTATCATCCTCTGCTGGATTCGCATGACGACTACCGTAAATTTTACGATAGTTTCCTAACGAATCAATTACTACCAATCCAACACCGTCAAGATCCACATCCACTTTATCGTGGGCTAATAATAGAAATTTCAGGTACGTGGGGTTTAAACCCACGCCCTGATGCATTATTGATCTCATGCGTGATTTTTTAAGAAATGTGCTTGATTAGAAAGCATTGCTTTACGTTTGATTATCACGGGCAAAGCTCTCTTAATATTGGCTGCGGCATCTATCGTGTGTGGGTTATCGAGCGAGATATCACACCCCGGAATACAATCCAGGAATGAAAACTCCTTCTTATACTCGTTGTAACCTACGAAAATAGTTCCAAGATCAATATCAAGTTCCATCAAACACTGGAGTAGCAGATCCATCACACTATTCCATTCGGTTGGTAAAATAAATTTCTCAACGTAATCAAATTCACCTTCTTCAGTGAATTGAATGGATGCCGAGTAAATATCTCCATTGTCTCTGTAGACAGTCGGAGTTTTATACTTCCCGCCTTTCTTCTCGTACAAGTTACAGTACTTCACTTCCACTCCACGTAACCAAGGTGAGGCTACAATGAAAAATTCATCTGTAGTCATAAAAGCTTTTTCTACGAAGAAGGAATTCCAGTTTCCCTTCCTTTGTAACTCAGTAACTACTTGTAAGAAATCATCCATATTCATACAGTTGATATCTTCCTGGGTAGTAGCTGCTGATTGTTTTCGAACACTCACCGCACAATTAGGGGCAAAATGTTGCATGTATTTATCCAACATAATCTTATTCCCCTGAATAAAATTGGAAAGTGGTGTATGATTTCCCGGAACAGGAAGTCCAGTACTTTCCCATAAGTCTCTGACATGCAGCCTGTCCTTTGACATACGAACCGCTAATGGGTCGTTTATTTGTAGTGCAGGACGATTATCAAAAGAACGTGCTCCACTACCAAGCGAAATATTAGCTCGGAAAGGTAGCTCAGACATGTCTAAAAATAATCGTCTAATATCAGGGCTAAGCCCACAAAAGGTAGGCTTAAAAGTTCTCTTTCCCATAATAATATTTTAATTACCAGATAATTGGTTCTTTCTCCAGTTCTTTCTCAAGAACATCGTTGACCATATTGAAACAGTCAATTGCATTAAACGCCGGAAATTTGTCCGCACATAATGTTTTATTCGCACCTAAAGGTGACGGGTGAGAAGATACAATAAACCTCGAAGAAAGGTCTATGTATTCGATGTTGTCGGTTATACCAACATCTAACATCTCATCTTCTTTGATTTTCGGCAAATTACGAGTAATTGCGTTAAGAGCATGACCGCCCCATACAACAAAAACTATATCATCCCTTTCTAATAGCCTTTTTATTACAGCATCAGTAAAGGGTTTCCATAGTTTGGAATGAGATCCAGCTTTACCTTTTTCTACAGTCAAAGCCGTATTTAAAAGTAACACTCCCTGTTTTGGCAAATGTCCAAGCCATGAATAAACTCCTGAGTAACAACCTGGCTTTGTGCTATCGAAACAACGTTTATTAGCCTCTATGTCTAAGTCATTCCAGTCTTTAACAGTAGTACCTAATTCAGGCATTATCTTTTTAAAGATACTTTTTAATGATGGACTAATACGTACCATACGGTACGCTCCTGACACTTTCTTTGAATCCTCAAAGAAATGGTTATCAAAAGCTAATCCAGTAGCTGAACCATCATGATAAGGATCTTCTTGTACTCTCACACGATAATCTCTGTCATCAAATACTAACACCTCATCTCTTGCAAACCATTTTTCTTTTCTAATACTTAACTCTATACCTGGTGAGTTTCTTATATCTGTATACTCAAAGTCTGTACTTAATGCTAGATTAAAATCGTCATAAGCATTTGTAGCATTATTAAAATCGAATGTACTCTGCTTATTTTCATCCTTATTATTTTGGTATTGATAACCAAACTTTACAAAGATTTCTTTTGCTTTTATTTCTCGGTTTTTGAATTTCGCTACATCTTCGTCAATGTTCACTACTTTGTCAAATAAAAATAATTCTGTTTGTTTCATAATTTAGTTTTGTTCTGTTAATCCCGTACTGCACCTAACAACGTGTATAGTGCATTTTCGTGCCTCAAACGACACCATACAC